ATAACTGATTATAACCTAGAATTTTACTTTCTAACTTTCTATTTTCTTCAATGAAATCAAAGTTTCTTTCATAGTCTTTAAGTAGGGATGTTTTTTCTCTGTAATCAACTCTCATTCTATCGATTTCAATTTCAGTTTTATCTTTAGACATACTTAATTTATCGTACAAATCAGAATTCTTTTTTTCTCCACTAATTTTAGTTAGTTTGTCACAAATCTTTTCTATTTTTGTGACAATAGTCTTTAATTCCTTTTCTTTAACTTTTAAAAGTTTTTCATTGTCTTTGATTTCTGAACTATGATCAACCTCATCTAAAGCCCTTTTACAGGTAGGGCAGATTTCCCCCTCTTTTAAATCTTTAATTAGTTTCTCTATTGTTTTTATGGAAGACTCAATACCATTCTTTTCCACCAATAAAGTTTTTTCTTCTGTACGATATTCTTCATGTACATCCTCATCATATGAAAATTTAGGTATAACTTTTATTTGTCCAGTTATATCATCTAATGTTTCTTTAAGTGTTACACCCTTTTTAGTTAGTACGTCTATTTCTTTTTTTAACGTATCAGGATTTACTTTCTTAATTTCATCATCAATACTATATCTTTTACCTAATAAGTCCTCCTTCTTAGTCTTAGCCGTATTTATTTTTTCTAAAACCTCACTTAACTTTTTATCGTTTTCTTTATTCGAAATCCTATTGTCACTAATATTTCTTTTATATTCTTCAATATCTATTTCTAATTGTTTAGTGTTAAATAGATTTGATTTCATTTTACTTTTGAATTCTGACATCAACCCTTTATTGATTTCTTCCTTCTTCTCAATAATTTCTAAACCAATAAACTTAGTCAGTAACCTACCTCTTTGGGTGGGTTTAGTTTCCATAAGATCCTCTAAATTTTTTGAGGTGGCAACAATAGTCAACATAAAGTCATCATAAGAACCTATAGTATCTTCAATTAACTTATCTGTTTCTCTCCTCTGTTCACCTTCCAAATTTTCTTTGGTTCCGTCTGACAACATCTTATAAAACTCTAAAGATGTAGAGACTTTGTATTCACCGTTCTTAGATAATTTTCTATTAAGTGTACGTTCAATTACATATTCATCACCATCTATTTCAATATGCCCTCCAACCAATACATCGTCTTTATTTGAGAAAGTGTTAAACACTTCGTTATTAACTTCAGTTTTAGTTGTCTTACCAAAAAATAAAAATAACAATGAATCAATTGTAAAAATTGTTTTACCACCTTGATTCGCAGGTATTGAGTTTACTACTGTTAACCCATCTAAATTTTTGTATTCAACCTCATTATTTTCACCAAAAGAAAGAAAATTATTTAACCATAACTTTTTAATACTCCATCTTCTATATCTAATATCCTCTTCTTCGTTATTGATGAGGATTTCATTTATCTTATCATCTAACCTACAAAGTCTTTCATAGTCAACCGTAACTTCATTCAACTTCAACCACTCCACAAATAACCCCCTTTGGTAGGCAGTATCCATAATGTTATCAATTAACCCCTCACTAATATCTATTACTTTACCAGCACTATTTTTTAGAATAGGTATGAAGTTTATTTTAATTGCAGATTTGTGTACACCATATTTTTCTGAGAAATATGTTTTTACCCTATTAACAGTTTCTATTGACCTATTTTCAGGATAGTCTTGCCAATCAACTCTAATTTGTGCCTTTTCAGGAACATCAATTAATTTTTTTGTTTTTTCTATTGTATTTTCCATAAATTATTTTTTTAATATATTAGATCCAAACCAACCACCTTTTTTTTCTTCCCCATAAAAATCAGTTTCTTTTTTAGGTTTTTTCTTTTCAGATTCTAATTCTGATTTAAGTTTTTCTATTTCATTATCCTTTAAAGATAACTTATCATGGAAAATATTTTCCATTTCACCCACTTTAGTGGAAAATTTTTGTAACTCAGACTCACTTTCTCTTAGTTTAGTGGAAAATTCTTTATTCTCGTTCTCCAACTGTTCGATTTTTCCGAACAGTTCATTCTCACTTGTTTTATCACTAATATATTCTACTTTTGTGACAATTTTTTCAACTGGTACCTCTCTAATTACCTCAACAACTTTTTCAACTATTTTTTCTACTTCTTTGACTTCAATCGCCCCTAAAGGTGTTGCACCAAATTTTTCGACACTATAACCTTGTCGAATCATCTTAATAATAAATTCATCTATATTAGAAATGTCATTCAGACGACAATATTCCCATATTTCATCTTTTAATTTTTTAGGTACTTCCATTATGAATTTGTTAAATATTCTCTTTCATTATCAATATCTTCCAATGAATTTATTTTAAAAACATAATAACCGTAATCAGTTTTTATATCGTGTTCGGTATAGTCTAAATGTTCTACATCCCAAACAAGGTATCCGTGACCACTAACTCTTTCCCCAAAATCTTGTTGTATCAAACTACCACAATATGTTATATTACTACCTCTTCTCACAAAATTTTGTCTGTGGTGAATGTCTCCCATCAGTACTGCATCACAACCATCGAATTGTTCTAATTGTGTGTGATCCTCAAATTCAAAACCTACTGAAGTAATTGCCCCATTAACTGGTGCATGAAATAACCCAATGTATTTTTTATCTTTACCGTATTGTTTCTTAGCCTCTTTAATGTTTGGTTGGGCGTTCTCTTCAAAAATAGAATAAACACACCACACTATATTTTCATCTAAATAACACTTGCTTTCTTTGAAGTACGAAACGTGTTCACTGAATGTTCTTTTTTCTATAACGGGTGTAAGGGAATCTACTCTCTCCTTATTATTTTCTAATAAATCGTGATTACCCGCAATAACTATTACTGGGCAAAGTTTAGTACACTCATCCAAAAACCAAGTAACTAATACAGATAACTCGTTTGATATTGTGATTTTTTGATGAACTATGTCACCTGCAATTACAATTCTAGCCTCATTATGTTTTAAATTATTTTCTTTTATGTAGTTAGAAACTTCTTCTAAAAATTTTTGACAGACTATCTCTGACTCATCCAATCTTTTATACGTCCTAAAGTGTAAGTCCGCAATATGGAATAACTTTTTTACCATTTTACAAATATAATATATTTTTTTATTATTTCAAAGAGTTAGTTGAAGAATGTTCTGTTGGTTTTTAACACCTCAAACATATTATCAACATGATGGGAAAAGTCATCACAATTTATTACTTTATAGTTATCATTTTCCTCATTGAACCATACTAAGTGACAACTTCCAATTTTTAGATTAGTATTACGTTCAATTATTTTCTTATATATAGATAACTGCAATGAATATGTATTAAACTCACATTCATCTAACATCCAAAGACAGTCCTTCATTTTATTACCGAAGTCATTCTTCATTCTAAGAGTGGTGTTAGTTTTCCAATCCCATATCTGTAAACACTGATACCTTTCGTTCCAAAATAATTGATCCACCATTCCACATAACATTAAATCACTATCACCCACCACTAACTCAGACTTAACAGGAATTAATTTACCCTTAATAATAGTATCTTCGTAAAAATTATGAAAATGTCCCTTCATAACTTCAAATGTATCTTTAATTTCATCAAATTTTAAACCTTCTGGACTAAACTGAGGGTATGGTTTTATTTTATTACTCAAATAGTTTTCAATATAGTCGTGTAATGTAGAACCCTCATAAGTGGCATGATGATTTTTATATTTCCATAGTTTATCTATGTCTGATTCAGTAACCCATTCGGATTCAGGTTTTGGTTTTGAGTAGTCTGGTCTACCGTAAGGGTCATCTTCCATCGGAAGGAAGTTCTGTTTGTGGGCATATTTATCTGCCATACTTTTGGCTTCATATATATGTCCCTGTCTCTCTGCCCATTTATCAGCCTTACCTACATTATCTTCAAAATGATGTTCAAATTTACCAATAAACCCAGTACACGATAGTGTTTGTATACCATCAATGTAATATTTATGGGGTTCATCATAGTATTTTATATGATTAAATTTAGATAATTCCTTAATTATATCCATTAGCGTAATATTTATTATTAACAATTATAGTAAAAATTAATTAAAAAGACAAATTATGAGTAATGTATCAGATGATTATTTAAAGAAAATTTTTAAAATAATATATAAGTTCGCTAAATCAGAATTTCCTAGAATAGAAGTTTCTTGGTTATTTGATGATGCGTCGGTTTATGAAGATATTTTTATGTTCATACAGGACAAATTATCTCATAGTGATTCAGAAGAAGTAGACTTTATATACGCCAGTTTTAGTCGCAATTGGGAAATGTATGGAAGTTCGTTTCCAGAAATATATGGTGAAGTTGTTAGACCTAAATTAACTATGTATGAAGGTAGAAAAACTTATGGTGCAACAGTTGTATATAACGAGTTTTACCATCAAAGTACATATTTACCAGTGATGTTGGAATATATGATAAATGAATTTCAAATAAATGAAGATCATGTAGATACAGATATACGAGATACTTGGGATCACGAAATAAGTGTAGAAGAGAAAAAATAGTTATGAAGTTTTCAGATATATTAAAAGAAGGTATACCAATTTATGGTGAGTATGAATCTAATATTAATAAAAAAATGTTAGAAAGACTGAAAAGTTATTATAAAAATACTCCCGAATATATATTAAATGATATTTTTAATACCAATATCAAACAACATACTAATGATATTGAAAAAAATTATTATAATGATCCTGCACTATTTTTGGCTAGGTTTGATGGTGGTTACTGGGATAGTTTCTTAAAAGGTCCTTGGAACTTAGAGATTATAAATGTTAACCCTGAGGACTTTGACGATAATACCGTAAACGCATTTTTAGAAAGAGACTTCGGTAATATAGATTCTTATTTAGTCCCTAAAGATGAAGAAAGAACTTCAACACAACGAAGGCTCGCCAAATCTACTGGTATGAACGAGCCTGTCATTGTGGAAAGAAAACCTAATGGTAAATACGAACTTATAGAAGGTTGGCATCGTACTATGTCCATATTACTATTAGGTAATAACGGTGAAGACTTAAAAAACTGGAATAAAGTTAAAATTAGAGCCTTCGTAAGAGATATCTATAAAAAACCTTATTAAACGGTGTGTTCTATCTGAACTCTCACACAATTTTGTGGTAATCTATTTATATGTCTGTAGTTATTGATGTAACCCATCATATTAGCACTGCCGATTGCATTTGCCGAATGGATGACTACATCAACAACTGTATTACCATCCAACCATTTTTCTACTAACCATTTAGTACAATCCATGCCAGTTTTTTCTGTAATATTATCATAATTTAATTCGTAATTATAATAAACATTTTTGTGCCATTCATTCATCGCACTATCACCCAAATCGTGATCCAATGAAATAAGTTCGATATTATCTAAACCGATTTCATCTACTTTTTTTACAAACTCATCATAATTTCGAACTACTACCCAATCACCTTGTATTGGTGTTCTTACATCATCTAAATAGATTTTACTTTTCATATTTATTATATTAAACTTTCTTTTATTTTTTTTGCGGTTGATAGTACATCTATCACCCCTTTCTTACCTAATTTTTGATTTATATCTGATATATCATATCCATCAGGTAATTTTATTATTAAAACTCTATTATGTAATTTAGTTGAGTTTAGTTTTTTATATAGATTAATTGCGTCTTTGTAAGCGTCAGAGTCTAACAATATTATTACCTTACTTTCAGCCCTCTTAACTAATTTAGTGAATAATTCATCACTTATAACTTTACCTAACATTGGTATACTGTTGGGTACTACGATATGATCGAATACACCCTCAACAATGTATATGTTCGCATCCCAATTAACTTTACACTCATTAAAAACAATTTCACTTTTTGGTATATCAGGGTTCTTATACTTTAGTTTGGTGTATTTTTCATAACTCCTACCTAAAAAATAATTTATGTCACCGTGTATATCGTATGATGGAAATATTACCCTTTTAGAGTACTCACCTATTTTACAATACCCTATATTGTATTTTTTAATAGTATCTAAATCAATATTTCTTTTAACTAAATAATCCATTGCAAGATTATAGTCCTCACCACTACCTTCTAAACTTAAAGATATAAATTCTTTAGGTAATCCTTTAATTTCAACCCTTTCTTTTTCCTTTTTATCCTTTATGGGTTCAGGGTTAATTAATTTATATTGTTTTAAATCGTTTTTGTTACCGTAATTTTTAATTAGTTTATATAAACTACCGTGTGTATCGTTTGTTTCAGAACACGCCCAACATTTATAGACATTATGTTCATAGTTTACTTCTAAATTACCTTTACCGTCACCTTTACTTAAACCTTTAATTTCGTAAGAACAAACAGGACAGTCAAAGGACATTTGTCCTTTATCTTTATGATGATTTTTAGGGTTTCCTAAAATACCTTCTAATATCTCAACTATTAATTCTGACATAACTTTTACAAATATAGTAATTTTTTCGTTATAAACAAAAAATTAAGCAAAAAAATATCGGCTTTTGACCGATATATAGTAGTCAATTGACCGATATTTCTTTTTATCGGTCAAATAACCGATATTATGCCCACTTACCTTCTTTTCTCATTTGCCCTAAAACACATGCATAAGCATCAGTCATATCATAATTTTCTTTAACTAACTTTTGGTGTTTATCGTACATCCAAACAATTTGTGGTTCCCTCTCATTCACCTTCTCCCATATAACTACTTTTTTATCTATTTCCCAATCGTAGTTACCAAAAAGGACTGGTTGTTTTCCACCTATTTCTTTTTCCGTATAATTTTCACCTTTTTTATTAGTCTTTCTTATTTGCATAAGTTCTGGAAACGCAAATTTTCTAGCATCATATGATGATATAAATTCAGGTACTATATTTAAAACTTCATAAACTGATCTACAAATCATACCGTTAAACCTAAGTAATGTAGCAACTGTATTGACGTTATTTGATCTCACTAATGGTTCCTCAATAATAACTCTTTTAATATCAATATCACTATATTTTTCTAAAAACTCAAATTGGAAAATTTGTGCTTTTTTAATTAATAATTCAATATTATCTTTAGGATTTGGTTTGACTTTAGGTGTAATGTGTGTCAGTAACTGTAATTTACCATTATCCCCAAAATCTTCAAAAAGGGATATCCCTATTGTTTTGGTGGACACGTCTAACCCTAATATTCTACTCATAAAAAACTTTTTTTAACTTATATAATTATCTGTACATCAAATACAACAAAATCGTTTTTCTTTTTTACTATTTGTCGATCTGTTTTACCGATAGCCAAAATATTTCCTGCCACATCTGTAATTGCAATTTCACTTATTCTTACATCGTCATTAACTGTTAATGTAGGATTTTGTGAATTATAGAATTCTCCTCTAGCCGCAATACACACTATGTTTTGTACAAAATCATTTTGTATACTATCGATTGTGATATTATATGTATTGGCACTGTAATAGTAAAGTCCTAAACCATTATTTAAAGTATTGGTATTTGTATTACCACTAAAATTTAATGCAATATTTTCTACAATATATGGATCAGTTATCGCAAAAATACCTTTATCTAAATACATTACACCCGCAATTTTATCTGAATAAATTTGCGTATCGGCTACTGTCTGTACATTAATTAGTTCTTTTGCGTTTAAACTAAATGGTTTAAATGAATCATATCCTGTTGACCAACTTTTAGTTGAGTCATTGTTTGGTTTTTGTATACTATCGGACACTAAAAATGATACATTGATGTCGTTTGCGAATAATGCCTTAGGATATGAACTAATATCTCTAAACTGACTATCTAAGGTTGTTTTAGGAATTGTTGTTTTAGGGAATGTACTATAAATTTCATAGGTAGTAATTCCAGTAGGTGTTCCACCACTCGTAAAACCAGTATAAATAGGTAATTTTATCTTAATACTTCTACCATCAATTATTTCACCATACTGACTATTATCAATTACACCTAATAATATGTTGCTTAATCCCAAACCACTAAATGGTGTATCTGACCAACCTCCATTTTTAGAAGTGGTTCCAGTATAAATGTTATTATCAACATCTCTAATAGGTAAAGATAAACTTTTAAAGAGGTTGGTAAATTTATTTGATGTGTCACTTTTATCTAAAGTAACATAAGTTAAGTTAGTACCACTAACTGTAGTCTCACCCACAAAAAATGAGTTCATACTAATGGAAGATGAATTTGGCTCAACTTGTTTTTTAGTATTAGGTGAAACAGTCACATATAATTTACTATTGATGAATACATTTTCTGAAATGTTATCATTAGTACTTAAATTATAACCAATATCTCCACTATTTGTGGGTATTAATCCAGATGTTAATTTTTCACTAGTATTGTAATTTGCGTCAGAATCACCTAAAGTGAAATGTGAAAAAATTTTATTATTATTTAATAATATTTTTTCCCTTCCAACCTTTGTTAATCTCGCCTTTACGGTTATTGTTGATGCACTATTTATAAATCCCATTTTATTGTTTATTTAAAAGTCTATTGTTAATTCTATGGATGCGGTTGTAGAGTCAGAAATTCTTATTGGTCTCGACAATTTCCCCACTAAAACTAAATTCTGATTATTATCTAATATACCTATCTCACTTACATACCTATCATCACCAAACTCAAAAGTATTATTACTAGTAGTGGCGATACTTGCACCATCAACAGTTATATTAAATAACGTTTTATATATTGTTGCCCCTATGTGAGTTCTTAGGTTACCATAGAATAACCTTTCATCACCTAGTGTCATCTTACCATAATAACTTGCAGTAGACATATCTAATTCATCACCCAAATTAAATGTAGTACCACCTGTGTATAAAGATCCTGTTAAAATAAATCCACTAATATTTGGATTTTGATTTTCAAATAATGAAGGACTTATTGTTTCACCAGTGTTTACTGTAATATTTGTGGACGTAAAATCAATTACCTTCCAATTTGATGGTAAAGGTCTAGATTGTGTTGTTTTATCTACAACTTGTGCTAACACTTTAAATCTATCTGCAAAGAAACCGTACCCATCATAATTAACGTTTTCTCTTTTTCTCATATAAGGTAATTCATTAAGATTACCTATTCTAAACTGTACGTCTTTATCTGTATTAGTCTTGTTATCAATTACAGTGTATCTTTGACAAGGTAGTGTTGGTGTAGTGACTGTGGTAGTACCAGTTGATCCCGTACCCACATTCTCTAACCAATATGTTAAATATAGTGATTCACCCGCCTTTAAAACACCTGTACAGTTACCACTAACTGGTGTTACTAATTCTGCAGCCAAATCAGGTAAACTATAATTTCTATTAGATTTATACGACATAGCCGCAATTAATTCTTCGTTATCAATAACTACTATCTTTAACTGAGGAAATACTTTACCAACTGACAATGGTAATGTAGGGGTAACCGACATACCACTATACTCTATTAAATCGTAATATTCTATATCATTATTACTAGATAATGTTTTTCTAATTGTGTCTGAAGTAAATCTCATACCTAATGTAGTTCCACTACCAGTACCAATATCATTTCTTCTATGCCACATCACAGGTATATCTAAATTAAGTAATTTACCTGTTTCTTCATCAATATAAAATTGTTCACCGTAGAAGTTTGATATACAACTATTGGTATAATGTAAAATACATATAGATTTATTAAATGTGTCCATATAACTCTTACTATCCATCATTGAGTTGGTATCAGTAACAGTTATTTGTCTGTTGTACCCTAAATATTGTTTTGTACCCACAAATTGTTCTGAACCAAATAAATTGTTTTCATGATAATTTATAGGTGAGTCTTTATATAGTCCCGCAGGATTTTCTGTCCATACATTATTCATATTCCAAACAGGAATGTTGTCTACACATATATCACAACTATTTTGGAATGATAGTGTACCCGAATTCCAATACGCAGATAAACTACTAGCACCGTAATATGTGTCCATAGGATCATCACCTCCTGGTAATGTATAATAAGTTATGATAGTTCCACCATACGCACTAAGTGTTGGTAATGCCCTATCCACTTTAATGGTTGATCCCGCAATGCTGGTTATATTATAAACCGTATTTATTGTGGCAGATGTCATTGTTGATCCAGTAATATTACCCAATGTAGGGTTACTAAATCTAAAAATAATGTAATCGTTTACACTAGTTGCAGTTAATGGAGTGTTTAATGTTAAAACACCCTGTGTAAATGTAGTATAATCAGTAGCACCACTAAATTTATTTAAATTAATAGTACCTTGTTCTAAAATAAAATTAGAACTAGTTTGTGCGACTAAACCACTATCTACCGTAGAACCAGAGAAAAATCCTCTATCGTCCGCTTGATTTGTGACAATGCCTTTTATTAATTGTATATTACTTTGTTGATTAAGTGGAAAAATGAATTGATTTGATTGATTAAGTAAAAAAGAAGAAAAGAAAGGGTTATCATCTTTAGGTCGTAAAACTTTAGAATATATATTTTTAACTATATTCCCATCTGCCTCTGGGAACCAAAATTCTCCAGTTGACGCACCAATATTTGGTACAAATTCACTCCAACCTTTCACATAATTGTAGTCGACTTCTGAATCACCAATCATATAGTTGGCGAAAGTTAATTGTCCTTTTGCTAATTGTTCTCTACCAATATCAGTTAATTTTACTCTTACTAAGGTAGTACTTTGTTTATTTATATAACTCATTTTTCTCTTTTATTTATTTAATAAATATGTTGAATGTTATTATTTTTTAATATGCGTTCCCACTATTATATTGTATCTCTATAGAACTTACATCACTATAAGAATAACTATATATAACTTCACCTATAATAGGTGTATAAAATTTTTCATTTTTTATTCTATATATAAATTTATCACCAGCGGACGCATTTGTCAATGTTACGAATATTTTATAAGTTTTTTCACCTACAACATAATCAGTTACACTACTATATTGTATATTCTGAAAATTAGTATCTGAAGGATCAGCAAACTCTATAGTAAATTTACCATTAACACTTATAGGTGCAGAATTTATTGACCAACTTATTGCAGGTGTATTTGTTGGAACTAATCCATTTATATTTGAGTTGGGTACATAGAAGGCTTCTATAATATCCCCAACATTTAATGTATCTTCTAAGATAATTCTTCTATCGTTAGATGTAGACGAATAGTACTCTATACCTTTTGAAAGTATTGATCCATTTATCGATAAAACTATATCACTTGCAGGGGAAGACACTAAATAAAACTCATATTTATTTTCAGTCGTATTATAAAAAACTCTATCATTTGTAGTTTGGGTACCTGTGGATCCACTAACTATCGGTGAGGTGATTGAATATACGTCCCCATATAAATTATTAGATGTACCATTATCCACATACGCGTATGTCAATATTTGTTTATCTAAAGGTGTGAACAATAACTGTACATAAGGTGTTGAAGCCGTTGTGTTTGCACTATACTCTATACCTTTGGCTAAGACTGAACCATTATAACTAACTATTGGGTCAGATAAACCGTTAACTACATATTGTGTAGTACCACTATTAGTGAATACTGTTTGTACTACTAATGTATCTATACTAGCAGGTGCAGGTGCAACTGAATTATCAAACAACGGTTTTTCTGCCTCAAATAGACTAATAAAATACCAATCAGTTTCAGGATAATATAAACCATAAAGAATACCTCTTTTATATGTATCTATATTATTCTTCCTAACTTCTTGTTGTTTCGCTAAAAAAGTATTTACATTGTACTGCCAATAAGATTTAATTAAAAATTCTCCTTCACCTAAATTAACTGAAGGTAAATATATTGTATTACCAGTAGTACCTGTTAGATTTTCATAACCCACACTAAAATTGTATAATGCAGAATTAGTAAACCCACTATTTGTTTGATCATATTTATAAACCTCACCATAATAAGATAAATTTTTAGATTCAACAACATCGTTAACATTATTTACTAAAAGGTTAAATAAATACCCTAATCTACCACTATTAATTAGATAAACAAATCTATCAGGTGATAATGTTTTATTTGTAATTACATTAGGTAATCCCCATGTGGAAGTTGTTCCAGTCACACCCGAAGTTGTTAAATTAAATCCATTTTCTTCAAAATTACATAGTACTCCTAAACCGTTTGGTCTGTGTATCATATGTAAATAATCTTTACCGTAATCCGCAACATATATTTTTTCATCAGGACCCATTTGTAACGCACCTAAACTAGCACCACTTAATTCCGCAACCTTTATAACATTCTCTTCAATTTTTGTAGATGAACTATAAGATAAATCAAACTGATATATTTCTTCTCCCGCACCTTCCGAAATATAAATTTTAGAAGAGTCTGAAGAAAATTCTAAACCGTATGGTCCAACATTATATGAAAAACCTGTAAGTGTTATTAAATTACTTAAAGTACCAGCAGAAGAATCAAAATCGAAAATGTCTACAATATCTTCATCATATAATAACGATACTAACTTAGTACCATCAGGTGAAGTTTTCATATATCCTCTCACAGTATTATGAGTACTACCAATACTTGTTACAACTGGACCACTCAACCCACTTTGTGTTACTAAGTAGGAATAAAAATTTGTATTTCCACTTGTATGTGTTATAACCCAATAATCCTCACCATTACTATGTAAACACGATGTAACTTTTTCTGTGGTAGGTGTAGTGAGTAATTTTATATTCTTACTTTCTATTTCTCCGTTACCACTTTGTAAATCCATATTTACAATAGAGTATTGAAACCCATTTGTTGATCCACTGTAATCTGTTACAAATATAAAATACTTATTTGTGTTCGGTCTAGGTATTATAATTGATGATTGTGTAGATGTTCCTGAACTAGAAAGTCCTGTACCATTAACCATAACAGTATTACCACTCGTATAAACTGTTTGCCCATTCGTATAGAATAGTAAACTACCTTCTTTATTAGATATCGAAGATACCCCTTCTTGAGATACTACCGATCCACTAATGGATGTTGGTGTCCCTCCAGATTGTATAGGGTTAAAAGTGATTCCTGCGTTGGTACCAAAATACCAATTATAATTTAATCTATCATATGTGTAACCCGTATATGTTACTGGACCACAAAGTGTGTCTCCAGTAGATGTTGGGATTTTTCTAGTTCCACTTATCGTAACTTGTGGAAAATCAAAACTATCGAAATCTGTTCTCTCTATATGTGAGTACTTATAACTATTACTTAAAGGTTCCCAACCAAAATTTTCAGTTTCACCCCTACTAGATAATAAACTATATTTTTTACCTTTATCTATATACAATAAGTCATTATTCGGTTCTACCGATATAACCATATTACTATCACTACTGTTACCCGATAAAGAAAATAATAAGTATTTTTCAGTTAAAAGGTTTGAGAAAATTGTATTACCGTAACTTTGTGGGTTACTTAACACATATAAATTTTTTGCGTTAGATAAATCTAATGGTAGGAATAATGCAGTTTCCGTTTCAATAAAAGTAGTTAAAGATGAAGCATTAAAATGCACATCAGTAGATACTCTTACATCCACAGGTGATTCTATTTCACTTATCACATTTGCCGAAACAGAAATTGGATTTTCTATTTTACCTCTTATACTAGCCATTTATATATAAATACTTTTTAATTTTATTCTGTTGTACAATTATGTATTAATTCTTGATTATAAAAATCACCACCATCTTCCCAATCAGGATCCCCAATTATAGTCACATTACCTTCATATTCATTTGTATCATATATCTGTGTTATGAATACTGTATTATAATCACTTATTAATGTATTAGATGCCCTAACACATTTATATATTTTATCTCTTAAAATTGCAATATAATTTCTTTGTCTTTCATATAGTGTAGTACCATATATAAAGTTATTTAAATTATTTTCTGCCTGTAGTAAAGTTTCAGTAAGTCCACTACAACTCATAAAGTTACTATAGTAATTTTGTTGTTGTAACAAATATTTAGTTTCTTCAGCACTTAAGTCAGTATATAAAGTACTTAATTGTGTTTCTAAATTATTTAGATTATTAGTTAATAATGTAATTTGTGCACTAACCGAATCAATCTGTGATTGTAAATTAGGGGTATCAAAATCCTGTAAATTAAGTGAACACAATATTTTATTTTGTGCAGCAATATTATCTTTTACTAACTCAATTTGTATATTTTTGATTCTTATTTGATTTTTAATATTGTTTATAGTATCATTAGTAGGGAACAATGGTATTTGTTCTACTAATGAATAAACATCTTCAGAACCAATACTAAAATCGGTGTACGCACTTAATGGACAACTATTTGTTGTCTCAATAAGATTTAAACTATATCTTTTATATTGGAATTTATTTTGATCAAAAATAGTATTTCTATAAATTTTACCTGAATTGTCACAACCTTCCCAAATTGTAGTTGCAGGTACCACTTGTTCTAATAAATTTAACCAATAATCACCAATTTTATCCATAAATTCAAACATAATGTTATATGTGAATTTACCTGATAATTCTTTACCACAATTATTAGCATTTAAATAAAGTTCGTAGAATAATCTTAGAAGTGGGTAATCACTTATAGTTTGTCTACTCTTTACATCTATTAAATTTGATTGAACTAATTGATCAAATACGTCCTTAACATTAATTTCTGACGGTTGTATATCTAAATAATCCAATGGATTAATACAGATATTATATGAACTACCAGTATAATACCCATTAGAACATTCATTTAAAGTTCCACAATATTCACAGTCTCCTTCACAAACACTACACCCGTCAATTGGTTTCCATAGACATTTTGATAAACTACTATCCCACTGATAGTTTTTACCTAAACCTAAACCTTCAGTACCCTCACCATTAAGTAAATTATTTATTGTTTTACAACATTCTTCGTTTACAAAGGTTGTTTGGTTAAATGTTTGTGCAGTTACCCCACTTAAAACTTGTACTAATGTACCACCAGTATATGGTGTACTACCACTATAGATATATGATTCGTAAACTGATATTGTACCATCATAATTTTCAGTTATTAAACCAAATAAATTATTTGTTTGTTGGTTATTATTAATAACCAATGTATCAGTCCCACAATTATTGTTCTGAATTTCAAAATTAGAAAGACTATAACCTAAATTTAATAAATCATAATATGTCGCATTTAATGAATTATTATAATCAGAAGTTAAGGTATAATATTGATTTTTTAATTCAGTAACTTGATTTTCTAAGATATCAGTAAACGTTGAACAACTAAATGTTAATCCTGTTGTAGATGCAGATAAGTCTAATGTATAATCTAATAATGTGGTAGAACTGTATACCATTCCACTATACACTACCGTACTGGCAGATGTACAACTTGTTGGGCAACCTCCATCACAGTCTATGTTTTTCCAATAATTAAATACGTCACACTCTATTGCCTTAGATGGGTCAATACTAAATGTAGTATTTTTAACATTTATTATTAAATCTGAGTGATTAACATCGTAGTTAGTATATCTATATTCTAAATCTGTCCACAATCTTTCTTCAGGTGTGCCCATTTTAACTACTTGATAGTTATTGGTGGATGCAGTATTACAAGGACCGTCAGGATATACTGTTTCAGTAATAATTCCTTGATCAGTATAAACCCAAGATTTTTTATTATCAATAACACAACTTAATTGTGGTATTAAACAATTATTTAATGAAACTAATCTTTCTGTTTTACAATCAGATACATTAATAATAATGTTATCTATAAGTAAACATACTGAACAGTTATAATTTTCTATTTCTACTGAGAAGAAAAATTCTTTGTTAGGGTATAATCTTCTTAAGTCATCACATACACATTCTGGTATAGTGAAATTAAATGTACCCCAATTAGGTTCAAATAAATTAGAATTATAAGGTGTATTAGAATTAGATAGTTCTGTAAATACTGAATCTTGAATTAATGCAATATCTTGTTCACTACCATCTAAAATAATACCACTATACCCAACTGAAGGATCAAATTCCCAAAAAGGGTTTACCGATTGAGTGTAGGGTAAGTATGTAAGATTTGAGTCTACTTGATTTGTATATACTAAATTATTATTATCAACAAATAATTTAAAATTAAGTTTTAAATTATCAATTAATGTTAAATAACTTTCAGTATTATTAATATAATTATTGTACTGTGTTAATATTTCAGAATACCAATCATCATATAAAGATTCAGTAATATCAGTAATTTCTAAAAGGTTTGTTTCAAGTAATTCTAAAGTATTATTTAAATAATTCAATAATTCTTGAGTACAACAAGGATTAGGTATTGTGGGATCACAAGGACTAGGTACTTCAGCCAAATCTTGTGTGATAACATCTACCACTTGTTCTGTAGTAAAAGTAGTTTTATTTACATTAGTTTCATTTATAGTAATGTCATATATTAACTCATCTTTTTGTTGTATTAAACTACTAACTTGTGTTTGATTTTTTTGTAATTCAATTGTTAATGTTATTTTTTCACTATCCGTTAAATCAATATAACCTTCAACATTTGTAATTTCTTTAGGTGTAACACCCAGTATTTTTGCAGTTTCGTTTATAGTATTTTTATAGTCATTTTGATCCATTTGGGGAGTTTGTGTAACCTCATTCCCAATAATCAAATAATTTTTAGATAATGTATTTATGTTATCTTGAACTATACCGATTTCTTTAATCAACTGATTAATTAACTCCTGATTGTTTTGGAATTTAGCGTTTACTAATTCTTGTTCTAATGTATTGTTTTTATTACAATTACTTAATAATTCTAAATATATTTTCTTTTGTGCAGATAATCTTTCATTTTCTGTTTTAACACAGTTATTGAATAAATCCCTATCTCTTAAAGTAATTTCTTTTTTATCACCATAAATTTGTGTAGTACAGTATCCCTCAACATTGAATGAGTCTATAGCGTAAATTTCATTTTCATAAACTATACAATCTAAAGGTAATGTAACATCTGACAACGCTTTATTAATTATGTCAATTTGACTATTTTTTTGGTTTATCTGTACATCAATTGCAGTTAAATTAGTTTTTAATTTTGTATTTTCAGTAACTAAAAGATCAACTTGCGTATTCTTTTCCGAAATTACGGTATTTTTTTGTTTTTCTGAATTAATAATTTCATTTGTTAAAACCGCCTTAGTCGGTAAGTTTTCAGGAGTTTCTTCCACTACACAGTTTGACTCATATTGCGAAATTACGCCATTAATACCTTCAATAGTATTCTTATAGTCCATATATAAATTAGTCCAAAGCCCATACTCTAATGGTATTTCTAACATACAAATATTTGTAGTAGTAATGTATTTATTAAAATCTATAAAACAACCAGGTTCTACTATATTAAGGAAATAACAGTCCCCAATACTCCTTTCTAATTCTTTTTTGATAGAATTTAAGTTAGTACCATAAGTAATCAATTCACTATAATCAAAATCAAATGTATTTAATAACTGACTATTAGGTGTTGATATAATTTCTCCATATGTGTTAGTAATATTTCTAACCCAATTAAAGTTTACGGAATACGATTCTTTCAATTCGGTGATGTTACCACCAACGGCATTACAACATTGTAAAATAGGTTCATTTTGTTGTGTGTTTTGCCATATAACATACTCTTCAGTAACATCTTCATTATCGTTAAAATTATTTTCTAATAATGAACTATCTTCTTCACTATTTGTAAATGAAACAAAGTTCATACAATACAAACTATTAAGTGTGTTGTCGTGTATAATCGCAGGATAACAATCTATTCTAGTGACGCACTCTTTCAAATTCTCTGTCTGATATTTTATCATATAGTCAAAAGAGAAATCAACTTTACAAGAACAATCTGTTACTTCAGGTAATTTAAAACCTGACCAAGCCTCACTCGCAAAAACTATCGATACATTATCTAGACTACCACAACCAATGTGGTTTGGATCTACTACCGCATTTGTAATGGAATTAGGGTTTTCAGTATATAAATTACCATTATCTACATAAGGTATCAAATTATTAGTAATTGTATCAATATAAAATGAACCATAGGTATATTGAGTGAATAATGCTCCCACTGATTGGTATAATTGTGCCAATTGACCCGTTGCGTTCCAATCTAATACAAAGTCGTTATAATATTCTGTTGGTGTAAAACTAACTCTACCGTATTCATCTATTGTATGTACCACCCAATTTGTTGGATCCATAAAATTTGGATCTTCAAATAATGAATTCAATATTGTTTCATAACAATCTATACAATCTTGACCAACACCTTTAACTATAATTGCTTCTTCTAAACAATCATCGTAAATTGTTGTTGAATAATATTGCGGTACTTCACCTATTGGGTTTTGTAATTCCACGTACCCAATTGTTGTATCATATAATGAAGGTGGTATTACAAAAGTTGAACTTAGATTAGGTGGTACTAATTCATGATAGATTTGAATTTGTTCTTGTATTGCGTTTTGTTCAATTTGGAAATTAATTTTTTTAAATGTTGCACCTACTAAAGGTGTCTCTACAGTTTCTTTACCACTACCTACCATACCTATTGGATTAGTATTTGGTACTGTGGTACCTGCAAGACCAATAACTGGTGTTGAGGGTAAAGAAGGTACTGAAGGGTTGGTAAATGGAACAGGTTCACCTTTATCGGGTGTAGTACTAACTACGTTCCCATTAGTTCCTGATGTACCATCTAATTGTGTCCCTAAATCGTTAATATATTCATCTATATCATTTGTTGTCGATGATGGTGTAGTTAAAGAACTACCCGAAGTACAAACAATATAACTTATATCATCCTCTTCGATTATTTGGTAATTATACCCATACCACGCACAACATTCAGGACTACTAATTATAGTGGTTAACTGACACGCAACTTCTTTAAAGTATATAGTAAATTGGCTTCCAGGCGCATTTGGGTTTAACCCATTTAAATAATTTTGTGGCGTTACAGGTGATAATAGATTGTTCAAGTATTTTGATCCTGCAGATGTTAACTGATAACATTTATTATTAAATGAATAAACGTTACTCGGCATTGTATTATTATTTAATTCAAATACTATAATACCGTTTGCTAATGTGTCTACTGGATTACCTACACACGGTGCGTTTTTAGAACAGTACTCAACCACTCTACATTCTTCATTAGTATATGTAACATATTGTCCTCCTTCAGAAGTACAACAAGACGCAAATTCATTAAATGATACTTTAGTACCACCAGAATTTACAAAATATATGTATGGATCACAAGTTACCGCACTTAATGATGAACAATCAATTTTAAAGTTATCTTGTGGTAATTCATTTACACAAATTTGTAGTGTTTGGTTGATATCACAATTTTCACTAGAAACTTCTAAAAGTGCATTGTTTTGTGCCACTGTATAGTTGTTTTGAATTACATACCATTCTGGCGAATACGCTAAATAACTATTTTGTAGTATCTGTTGTTGGTAATCTAAGTATGTCTCTTCCGCAGCCTCAAATTGTTGTTGGAATGTGGTTTTACCGTCATTCTGTAAAGGAGTTTCAATAATACTATAATTGACATCAACACAGTCTTCAATAAACTGATATGTGTTAATTGCAGGATTAAAAGTTAATTGTGTAGTAAAAAATTCAGTTGTCGCTGAAGGTACGCTATTAAATAACCCATGATTATAATTTAAAAAATAATTATCCCCTAAAGTTTTTGCAGTAACGGTTACTGTTGGTTCCGAATTAAAGTTTGGTATAAAACATCTACTAAAGTATTGTAAATACTCACTACCACCATCATAAGCCCCAACGTGTGGGTTATTACCATCCAAATTAGTTATTACATTAGAACCATAAGTCTCTCTATACCAACCACCCGCTTTTTGGAAATACATTTCAGTATAATCATTCTCTACTAATTGTCCAGTGGTTTGATCGATATAATTTGTAATAACCAAATCACCGTTTATTGGTGGTAATGGAAAACCATTATCATCATATGGTATATTATTAAAATTTACTTCACCTGTGTAAATATATAATAATTTTTTTATCTCTTCAACATCTAAAGGTTTATCTACTATTACAATATATTCATTAAAATTAACTAATGATTCAGGTGCACCGATAAATCTAAATAAAAATTCTACCGCCTTTCTAGTTCCCTTACTCTTCCATAACCAAGCAATATTTAATATCAATCTTCTATATAGTTCGATATCAATTTCACTTTGTGTCATATTAGTAGAAGTACCACTAAATTCACCACCACCATTACTAGGTAAATATAATTTACTAAATGTGTTGTCCGTTATAAATGTTACAGGATCTAACCCTAACATATATGCCAAATCTTTGACTAACGCATCAGGTACATTATTTTTCTTGTCGTATGTAACAACGTGAGCCAATTTAATTCCATTAATATATTTTTTAATATAATCAAATTCAACCCCATATATCCTCAATAATTTAGTTGCCTTCTCACCATTTAAAACGTAGTCATCTCCATCCGCCCTAGGTACGGTATCAAAACTATTTATCGCTTCAGTAGTATACTTTCTTATAATGATATCAGTCCTAGAATTATCTAAGTCTTCACCTAACTGATTCATTTTATCTAAGAAAGCAATATAGTAACTATCGAAAAAGTTTAGATTATATCCATCTTCTAATATTGGGAAATCAAATAATTTCTTAGATGTTAGTACCACACCATTGTCAGTGAATTTTGTACTATAAAATTGAGATGTATACTTTGGGTATATATTTCTATCTAATAAATTTAATTGTAATTCATTTAAACTTGAAAAGAATTTTTCTATTTCAGATTCATTTGGTTTAATAAAATAGGGTATTGAACTATCTATAGGTGTACTTAAAAAAGATATTTGTGGTAGAATTAAACCTGTTAATTCTGGAAAAGGATTACCCTCCACAACTAATTCTATTTCAGAGTTAGTTTTTTGTGTTGCAGGTGTTATACTTTTTATATTTTTTCTTATACCATTATGTTCAATTACATATGAAGTATTTTTTAATGTGAAATTTCTTAACGGATTTTCCGTTTGTTCTGTAGGTGTGAATTGTGCATCTACAGTATATTTTATATTGTATGGATTAACAAAGAAATTACTATTTACCTTAAATGTAGATTCGTCCGCAGATAAATCATACACATAATCTGTAATATTATTACCCGTAACACTACCAACCTTATTGTCTACATATATTGCAGCAGGATAATTATTTTGTATCTCAATTAAGGATGCCCTAATTAATTCTTTTGATGATCCATACCAAACATAACTTATTGGATTTGTTAAATCTAAATTAAGTTTTGTTTTTAAATTTTTTTGTATTTCTAATTGTGGGGTATTTTCAGTTACTATATCATCTAATGTAAAAAATTTAGATTTAGTACCCTGCGTAAATAATACGTTTGGTTTCGGATCTAAATTTACTGATATAGAAAAATTACCATTAGTGAAAAGCGTAGTCCCCCCTTCACTAGTGAGTTGAAAACCTACTAAGTCGGGGCTGAAATTCCTATATTCAATGTTGTCGTTGAAAAATATTCTTTTAGCGTACCCTGCAATTTTTATCCTTTTATTGTTCGCCATTTACGTTTTAAAAATTAGTTATATCTGTAAAATCTTTTGTTGGGTCTATGGTAAATTTCTGTTCCCTAACTTCATACAATGGTTTACCTGTAAACTGATCTTTAACTTCATATAAGTTGTATTGTCTGTAAATCTGATTACCAAAATTGTATATAGTATAAATACCATCTTCCAAAGATTTTGTTTGGTTAGAGAATAGTGCGTATGCCAATGTTTCTTCATCGAATTCCACCATTTCTATTTCCAACATAACTGGATTAAAAAACGTATTTGTTATGATTACATCCTGAAGAGGATTACCTATAAAAGGTATTGCGTTTGGTTTAACTGAAGGTGCCGAAGAAGGTGATACCGTACAAAATAAACTAGTAGAGTTGTCGTTAAATGTATATGCTTGTGATGCATTTGAATTACCCTGATTTTGTGATATAGGTAAAGCCCTATTATTAGACGTTATAATTCTAAATAAATTTTGAATTTTATCTTGTCCCGTACCCGTTTGTTCTTTTAAATATTCTATCCGATAACCAACTAAATTACCATTTTCAAACCTATTTTGTAATTCCAAAGGTATTTGATTGATGTCGAATACAATACCTTTTACATCTTGATTATCTATTAAAACACCACAATCTTGTATTGTTGTTCTTATTTGTTTAGGTCGTATTACTATACTATAAAACCCTTTAGAACCAAATACTGATGTTGGTAATTTTAATGTATATAATCCACCAAATATTTCATTAACGTTGTTTGGATTATTTGCAGGAATCAATACCTCTGCAGGGTCTAATGATTGCAGTTCTACTGTAGTTAATGATTCCCTATTGGGTGTATAACTGTAAAATATTTCAACGTCATCTATTGATACATCTGCTGGTCTTATAGTTCCGTAATTTCCTGTTGCCATAACTTTATTTTTATATTCTTATAAATCCACCTCTATTTGTGTCGATATCATTACTTGTTTTTATTTCAGATAATATTCCGTGTCTTTCAAATATATCCTCTATACCTCTATTTATAAATACTGCACTATCAACTTCTGGTTTAAAAACTATACCTAAATATTCTTCTTTTTTTAATGAAGCGTTTAATGACACATTATATTGATTCCATCCACCATTTTTCGATACAAATTTAGTAGTATTAAAACTCAAATCTTTATTATATTCATCTACTGTTTTTGTAAATTGATTTTTAAATGTAGTAAATTCAACTCCTGTGTTTAATATATTATTATTATTTGCACCAATCTTATAGACTGTTTGTAAATTATTTTCAGATATTACACCACTAAAATTATTTTTAGGGTTATTAGATACATTCAAATTAGGTACATATATGTCATTACCTTGTGAATCTTTTCTATATGATTTTACTTGTTTTAATAAGGAATCGTCTGTGTAACCACTAACTGTGACATTATTTGTATAATAAAAACTAACAGGTGCACCTGCCAATCTACCGTAAGTGAATGAATTAAAGTTATCAGGTTTTACTGTTAATGTACTACTTTTAGGTACGAATGGTTCATCTGTGAATATACCCATATCGTCAATATCTTGTGTTAAAAATAGTGAAACATCTATTGTATTTACTATTTTTTGACCTAACTGAGTTAATATGTAATTCCCTTCGGAATCTATCTTATAATCAGGTATTTTCCCATAATAATATTTAGGATTACTTTCGTCAATAACCGTTTTACCTTCTGAATTTTTCACTAAAACACTTTTAGGTATATTCCTTACAGTGTAATATTCTAAATTTATTTTTTTTCTGATATATTCCATAACTATTTTATAAATATATTAAAGTATAGTTTGCCAAAATGTTAATGTAGGTATACCATTACCCGATGGATTTAAATTAACTCCAGGTGGCACCAATTGTTGTCTTGCATTGGGGGTAAATTTGTATTTATATACACCGTTATCATTTTTTAATATAACTTTAAGATAGGTTATCCCATTTTCACCTTCTAAATTAGTTAATGTTATATTGTTTGGGCTAAAGTCTTTTGACGCAGCCATTTCATATATTTTACCATTACCCGCATTATTAAATTGTACCACTGCATACATCTCATATTCTTGGTTTGGTGCATTATCAACCAAATCTTTAAACCAATAGATATGAAATCCTTCATGTACTTCTTCAGGTTGTAATACAGGATCACCTATTGTTAATGTAATTGGGCAATTATCTAAAGGTAACACAAACCCGTATTGATTCTCTTGATCTTTACCTACTTGAGTGTAAATGTCTGAAAAAGATAATAGTTGGTTTTTGCCACTATATGGGTTATCGTAAAGAGATAGTCTTATAAAACTATTGATGAATCTACTAGTTCTACAAAATATATCATCAAAAATAAACCCAATATCTTTATATAAACCAGGTTCTGCCCCATTACCTCTATGTAAAGGATTACCTATCAGTATACTCGCTGGGGTGTAAAAATTTAAATTTATTTTAAATTTATCTATAATATTCCAATATTTATCACAAGGTTTAAATATAACTTTTTTATAGTCAACTATAGGATTTATAGATTTTTCTATCTCATCTTTAACAAACTTATCCTCTATCAATTCCGCGTTATCGACAGGAAAGAAATTAGTCCCCAATGCAATATCGATAGTGGTACCACTACCTAAACTACCTATTAATATTTTTCTTCTATCAACAAACATCGTCAATTTCTTTTTGTTTTAAGAATGATAAGTCTAAACATCCACCAGCCACATCTCTTTTACCTAATTCATATTCACCAATATAATCAGCCAATGTGACTTCAATATTTAAATTTGCCAAACCATTGTAATTTAATATATCTAAAGTATTTGCCGAACCGACATCTAATGTAAATATAACTTTAGTCCAATTATTACCATTGAATTGGTAGTAACCTACTCCGACACCGTTTACTATATCTGGATTCGTATTAAATACAATTAATCCTGATTGTGGATTTGGTACCGTAGTATTATCGTTGACGTTAACCAATGACGTTGCAGGTATATCTATCGTATAATTTAAGAATGTTGGATCATTTAATAATTTAATTAATTTATCCTGTTGGACGTTATTAACATCAGATGCCCCTAACACTATGTCCTCTGAAATTAATGAAAACTCACAAGGTGGATCCTGTCTTTGGAAATAAAATCTTTTATCTAAATAAATATAATGTGCACCACTCTCAAAAGGATAGTCTACACCCGCACCTGAATTATCAAATTCACCAATTTCTAATAAATCTCTCCATTTAAATACATTTGGTGCAATTTCAGTTGCGTAATCAGGTATTTGGAAGGACTTTCTTAATTCGTCTATTTCGATGGGATTTGTTATGTTGTACCTATCAATTACTAGTTGTAAATTTACAACTGGATTTATATAATTAGAAAGTTCTCTAATTTTAATTAAATTAAATGGTGTATATAAGTATCCTTCCCTTTTGTTACGTTTATTACTATCTATAGAATTTAAAAATTCTCTATAAACAGTATTAACTCTATGATATACATTTTCTAATCTTCTTTCTAATAACTCACTTTCATTGTATTCTACAATATCCCCATCAAAAATATTGTCACTTTCATCTATATTTTCATAATATGTTGACCCCTGATAAGTTGTATCCCCATAAGATTTAATGTTATAGTTTACACTGCTATCATCTTCTAATTTATAACCCGCAGAAATTTTAGTCCAAAATCTGATGTTATACGGTGGTGGTAACGTTTGTTGTTGTTGTAACCAATATTGTGTGTTTATTGATGCTGGATTTGAGTCATTATCATTTTTTAATATTGATAAGTACAGTTCTGTTATTGGTCTACCCAAATTATCTACTAATGAACTAACGTCAATGTCATTTTTAAAATTAAATGCAACTACCTCATCGTTAAAATAGGTAACCCCATACGCTGCAGGATATAAATCATAATCTTTATAATCAGAACTAGTTAAAGATTTAAATCGTCTAACATAATAACTAGATAACTTATTATTTACACTTCTTTTTAATGTAGATATACCTAAAGTAAAATCAATGTCTGATGGATTTACATCAATAACAAATGTTCTTAATTTATTATCATTTACTTGATTACCTAACTTAAAAACTCTATATAATCTAGTAGTTAGATTAAGTGTATTGTTAGGTGTATTGTCAACAAAATTATATAATCTAATTTTATCACCGACATTTAGTCCGTGATTCATCGGTGTCCTAAATCCTGTGTATTGTCTACCATTTAAATCAATAGTAAATTGATCTATAATAGGTATACCGTCTTTAAGGGATATGTTTGAGTTGTTTTTAACTAAGGTAATGTCTCTAGTATTAAACGGATAAACTATTTTTAATAAGTAATTTGAGGCACCGTCACTATCTAACATTTTCAATCTATCATATCCAGGATCAAAAGGAAAAAATTCACATAACGCACTTTTATTATCATTATATTGTATTTCATCAGTATTTGGTTCATCATTATAGGAACCAACCCAACCATCTTTTTCAAAAATAGAACTACTCATTATTGTTTTAGCAACAATTTGTGGGACAGGACTTACGTTAGGAATTGGTTTAGGTTCTTTAACATATATTTTTATATTTTCATTAAATAAAACATTTGTGACGACTGGTTTCACCACACCATAAAAACGATACCTTGTACATTCCTTTCTTTCCTTTTCAAATTGTTCAAATTGACTGACAGTTGTATCAATATCATTTAACGGTATAGGTTTATTAGTGTTATTTAAACCGAATTGAATTTGTGTGTTTACGTTAACATTATCAGGTAACTTAACACTATTCAATAATATTTTATTATTAATATCCATTAGTTAGACGAATTATTAGATACCCCCTGTGTTGTTAAAACAACATTCGGGTTATTTGGTGCAGTTATAGTACCTCCAACTTGTGTTGTCTGTATTAATGTTTCACCTAAACATGTTCGATAAACGGTAAATGGATTATCTACACCATTATTTATATTAGGTGAATTATTTATATTTTCACTAACAGTATCATTAGATGCGTTAAGACCTTCTAATGTAACTGCGTCAATTAAATCACCAAAGAATTGTGATACTGTTCTGTGTAATGCAGTTTTACCTGGGACTAAACCAAAATAAAGGAAGTAAGGTGTTTGGGTTCTATTGAATTTAATTCCATTAATTAGATTACTTCCATTATTAAAATCATCCACTATATTTATACCACTTATTTGGTTAATTTCATCAACCCCATCTAATTGTGCGGTTTGATTAAAATTAATTGTTTGATTACCATTAGGATAATTAATAAATGAAGATGTTTGTCCTGGTGCCAATCCATAAAAATAATCCCCACTTCCGTTTGTTTTTTTAAAACCACAGGCATCTCCAGGTATAAATGAATCACCATCATTATATTCAGAAAGTATCTGTTCACCATCTAAGTTATAATATAAATTAAAACCGTCAGATAATGTTATTTCAGGATAAGTATTATATAAATTATCAAACTCTAATGATCCTGGTCTTTGGTGGTGAAATGTTAAATTAGATGATTGATATCCATTAAATCTTTTACAGAAATAACTTCTAATATCTTCATCATGATCAAATCTTAAAAAACAATTACCAATCTCAATACCAATATCATTCTTATCTATAATATCTACACCAATTTGGGAATGATTTACACTTGCAGAAGTATTTATACAAACTGTTTTAAAACAAGATAATTCTACATATGCCCTAAGATTTAACGATATATCTTTTTTATCGTCAAACTTAAGGATAGTTCTATTTCCCGTAGTACCGTTTATCTGTAACGTACCTAATTTATACTTCACATCCTCATAACTAACATTAAATGTTGTTGGTGGTATGACATCCATTATAAATGGTATATCGTCAATATCGCAATATGTACTACTACCCAATTCCATTATTGTGGTAGGTAACATCAAATTAGCCTTATATTCATTACTATTATATTTAACATCACCTTTTGGTATATAAGGTGTATAATATATACTACCGTCTGCCCAACTAATTAAACCGTGATTTATTAACTTACTAAAATTATTATATTCAGTTTCATTATAGATACAAGGTGCAACACCATTAGTACTACAGTCAGGTGCACATGTGTAGGATGGACATCCTGAAGTTGGTGATGGAGGACTGCTAAGTTCTTCTTCCTCTGGTTGTGAAATATCACCAAATCCATCCTGTGCCTCATCTTCTGAAGGTTCATAATTACTAGATTCAACACAATCTAATGATGTTTTGAAGTATTCTTTTCTTTCCATCATTCTAGTGTCGTCACAAATATTTCTATGATGACCGTGTCCACCAATATTTGTCCATGTTGAGTTACCTGCGGCGTCTTCTGTTTCGACATACTCAGGTTTTCCATGTTCACCTTGTACTTCTCTATCTTTTATTTCGTATTGTACACCAAATGTGTTAAATGTGTTTTGGAATGCGGAGAAATTATTAAATACTATTTTACATCCTTCAAAGTTACTGTTTTTACCTTTAAACTCTAATTCCTTTACCGCCAAATTAAGATTAGGTGTTTGTAAATCATTTTCATTTGTACCATACCAATCCGTAACTCTTTTTGATCTTACTTTAGCCACACAATCATTAAGTACTATTGTAGGGGCGGAAATAAAGTTAGATGGTATTTTTATTCTCCATTGTTTAAAGGTAGGATCACCTTGAAAATTATTAGTGAATGAACCTAATATCGGACCTCTTTCCTTACAATCAAAATCACAAAATTTATCTTTTTTAATTTGTCCGAATTTTCTTTTTCTCTTTTTTAATTTATACTTTCTTTTAACTAATGGGAAATATAATGAACCACCAACCCAATCGTTATAGAAATCAAATTTTAACATTCTTAAAAATACTGCAACAGGTTCCATAACACATGAAACCCAGTCTTTAATACCTGGAGTCTGTATACCACCACAATTTTCACAACTGAATGGTAAAACAAATTGAGCGTTACATCCTGAATCATCCCCAAATGGAGTTTTTATTAATGTTAATCTATATTCTTTACCTTCATCCGCACACTTTAGTGGGATTAATGGTACTTTAACACAACATTTAGAACAACAAGGTGGGTTATCTGGTGAACCTGCACCAGCTGATACCTCTATAGTGGCGTTATTACTACATCCAGAAGGGTACGTTGGGTTATTTTGTGAACTAGGACAACAACTATGTGGATCACCACCACAAATATCTTTACATTTTTTACAAAGTAATTTACTAAATATACACCTCCACTTTATTTTTAATGATAATTGTAATATTGATCCCCCACTAGCGTCACAATTATCACTACAATTATTATTATTACAATTATTTCCACATGGGTAGGCGTTTTTATAATCATCACTACAAATTTCTATACCCGCAGGTAGATTTAAACAAAAAACAAAGTTTATTGTTATACCGACAGGTATTTTAACTGAACATATTGATGTAATTAAACCATTAATAATATTTAAAATCCCATTTAAAAAACCTACAACGTGTCCAAATATTGTTAATATTAAACATATAATGCTATATAATGGGTTAAAATTAGTATCTAATCTATTAGTTGGGAATTTATTAACTCCATCTCCATTTAATATATCCTTTATACCTATAAATCCTCTAGCCTCGTCACCATTCTTACCACCAATTTTTTGCATCCTTCCGATATACTGTTTAACGGTATATACTTTTTTCCATCTAAATGGATAAAATTCTTCTAAGTAGTTATATTGATTGGTTAAGTCATTTGCGTAGGGAGTATTATCAGTTATAGTTGATAGTTGTTGGTTTATTTTAAAATCTGAACTAGTTTTTAATTCATTAATTCCATATTCCCTAAAATTGAAGTTATTATTAGTGTTTGGTACTAAGTATTTTGCCCTCTCTCTTAATCTTTTGTCGTTAGATGTTGCATCCATAGATACCCTAAACCTATAATCACCTTCAGTAGATACTCCTTTTATACCATCAGGTGACGGTACTAAGTTACCAAATTCGTCAGTAACTACTTTTCTTATGTTCATAGGGACTAATACTGACCAGTTACCATTATCATCAATAGAATTATCTTTAAATGTAAATTTTTCAATGTTACCATCTACTGTTCTTCTAATCGCCTCTATTTTACCAGGACCCGTTATTACCTCATTTAGTTTACCCATTTCACGGGCAGGTTTACAGTTTTTATTTAGTGAATCTTTTTCATCATCACTAAATATACTACCCATAAAGATTGCCGTAGGTATTAATTCTAAACTATCTATTGATATATCCAATCTGTTTATACCTAAACCACTACCCACATTTAAACTATCACACCAATAAGGTTCTACTCTAATTGGTATGTTTTCTGAAAATATTTGTGGGAGACTATCTAAGTTATTTGATGATTTAAATTTAAATCTGTCTTTAAATAAGTTATCACTATACCCTTGATCAATTAATTCAAATGGTCGAACTGATAAAAATCCGATATCACTGACATCCATATCATAATGAAGGAAATGATCCCCCACAGGTACCCCAAATAATATATAATCGCCAGAAGTATTAGTTGTTGTGGTATATTTATAATATTTTTCGTAAATTTCTAATGTAGTATTATCATCCAACACCTGTCTTTTCTTAGGAAAAGTACCCACTGGTGTATGATCTAATTTTTGTTGATTACTAGGTAGTACATTATACCTTATACCATTTCTATTTTTTTGATCGGGAAATGGTTCTGTATATGGATAAATTGCAGACTTTACTGGATCATTTAAATCTGCATCATCTACTGGTACAAATACCGATACTCTTACGTTTGGTACACCAAATCCATTGTTAATGATTACCCTACCTGCTATTACACCATATTCCGCACAATAACTTTGGTATTCATCTTTTTGTGAGATTTTTAAACTTAATATTTCTAAATGATCATAGTTTTGAGTTAAGTCAACATTAACTTTTAAATATCCATTATCTTCACCTGGTGTTGTCCTAATTCTATATGATTTAGACATAAAAATTTCACTTTTTTACTTTTTTATTTTTTGTTTTCAAAAATTTCAATGTCGTCAAATTCTGTTTTAACTTCATCTACTTTTTGTTTTTCTACATTACCTGTATATTCTACATTTTTTTCAAATTGTCTTTCTCTTTTTTTAATTTCCCTTTCATATTTAAATTTAGCGTAACTATTTAATATGTTAATAAAAAATCCTTTAAATTTTTTACTGACTTTAGGTAAATGTTTTGGGAAAAAGAAATTCATGAAAATTTGTCCTAATAAAACTAAAATTATAAATGGTATTGCAATTGTTACAACTACAAACGCAATTATTTTAAAAAAGAAATTACCACTATAATCTCCTTCTTGAATAGATTTTGGTATTAGGTTGATTTCTAAATTATCACTATTTGGTGATTTTTTATTATTACTTTTTTCTTTACATGTTTTACATTCCATAACTTATTTTTTTAATAAAACTAACTATATTTTTAGAAAAGTAATTATTATGACGTAGAAATTGTCACCTTTATGTCTTTATTTGGGTATTTAATCTCAAACATACCATTAGGTTGTCCAAATAAAGTATATTTACCCAATAAATCAATTTGTCTTGTAGTCTCATCAATATAAGGTTGTGCAATCTCATTTAATGAATATTTACCATTTTCATTAACTTTATTAAAAACCCTTAAATCTGTTACGTTAAGTACGCCACCTACATTATTAATGTTTTCTATAAGTTGGGATACATAGATGTTATCACCCATTTCCCATTTATTGATGTCAAAATAATCTGTAACACTACTGATAACTCCCGCAATAATATCCCCTCTAGGAATTGACTTCTCTGCGAATATATCTATTTCAAAACCTAAGTTAATAACTCTACCGTTTTTAACTGTAACGTAATCATTAATCATTCTATAGTCCGCCAAATATTCCGCAATATTTTGTTTCAGTGTTGATGTTGCCTCAGTGGTTAATTTAGAATTAGAATCTAACGCCAATATTGAAACGTTAATTTTATTTCTTTCTTCCCATACACCCGTTCTAAATGGTACACCAAATTTACCAGGCATTAATGGTATTCTAGACTGATAATCTTTAATAGTTACACATCTATCTTGTGCGGAGAAATTATATCTAACTAAATTTCTAACCTCATCAATAGAAGGTTCTTCTTTACCACCTAATGCTGGTATTGGGTTATTAACAGAAATACTATTTCTAATTATTCTATTAAGATCTGAAGAGTCACCATTTATAACTACGTTTATCGTACCCAAAGTGTTTATTATATTAACACCTATATTACTATCTTCTCCACCACCTACTCTATATCTTACATAAATGGTGTTATTGGTTGGTGGTATTTGACCCAAAGATAAGTTATTAACTGTTTTACCAATTCTCTCAATTTGTCCCTTACATCCAACAAAACTATTTAATTCTGAAGTATCTGCGTCACCCGCACCAAATATAATTTTACAGAAACCATTGTCTGTAAATTCTTTAATAAATCTACGAGGTGCGTTTAACCATTTACCTACTGATATTCCCTCTCTATCCGATACTGTATTATCATCTATAACGTAAACTTCCGCCTGTGCCAATGCAGGTACCTCATACCAACTTAAATTAAAGTCATTAAATTCTTCTTCTGTTGGTTGGTTTACTAAATTGGTTCCTTCTTTAGTAAGGATATTTTCTATTGAAAGTACGTTGTCTTCAGGTAACACAATCTCAAGAAATGGAACATAATCACTCCTAGTTAATGTTCTTTTATATGTTTTGGTAATACCATTTAACATTATTTCTCTTTTAGTAAGTGTATAGTTTTGAATTATACCACTTCCATCTATGTTTGGTACTATTAGTCTGTTTGGTATCCCACCAGTCGTAAATGGTGATGCAAAATCAGAATCCTCCATTAATTCAAAGACTTTACCCGCACCAGTGGCTTGTGAACCCTTTAAAATTTTTGGTGCGTAACTTATATCAAATGTATCACCTTTAACAGGTATATTGGTTACTGTCCAGTCTACTATCGTAATACTCGGTCTTTTACCTGGTACATTTAATCCGAAAGTTCTTGCCAACTCTAAAAGTGAAGATCTTTCCTGTGCGTAACTAATTTGTGTTTCATTAAACATTCTATCAGTATGGAATGATAACATATCACCAACCGCAGCATTTAATTCCAATAACATCATACCTACAGACGCATCATTAAAATCTGAGAATATTTCTGGATAATATTTTTGTATGAACTCTATTAATTGTTGTCTAACATCTGAGAAGTTCCTAGCGTTGTAATCTATTTTTTTAGCCATATTTAAAATGTTAATGTAATTGTATCTGTACTTGTGAAAGTTCCTTCAGTAACTGTATAGGTTAATTCCACAATAATTAATTCTTCGATGGCATCATTTCTAAATGATATATCATTAATCAATAAATTAGGTATAAACCTAATAATAGTTTGATTTAAATTGTCCTTAATTTGTTCATGAGTTATTTCATCATTGGGTTCAAAGATGAACTTTTTAAGGTCACTACCAAATTCTGGTAGATATAACCTTTCTCCCTTATTAGTTAACAATAAATGTAATAAGTCTGCCCTAATAGCGTCCTTATCAGTTTTGTTCATTTTAAAATAGAAACCATTGTCACTATCTCTAAAAGGAAAATCAATATTTATATAATTAGTCTTTGCCATTCTCTATATAAATATTGTACTATAAATTTTTTGAAAAGAAATGGTAAAATATTAAAAATTTTATTTACACTCAACTTTCATATTAAATATTGTTCTATCCAATGGTGAAAATACTAATATGTTAATTGGGAAATCTTTTTGTTCTTTTGTTATAGTAAACGATGAATTTTTCTTCATTATAGGTCCATAAGATTTATATTTACCACCTAATTGTGTATTATAATCCCCCATATTTTCATTTTTAGTAATGTCAATATTTATGTTTTTTATTTCATCAGTTACTTTTTTAGCCTCTGTATCACCTTGTTTAAAAATAGAATCGACTTTAAGTTTACCACCTAATGAACCAATCGCAGCATTAATACTTTCAACTAATCCTTCTTTTTCTTTATAATACATTAGTTCACCAACAAAATTTCTAGGTGTATTTGTTGTAGAACTTAAGTCATCGTCTTTGGTAGTATTAATATAGTGAATCATACTTTTTGGTTGTATATATAACATTTTCTTTCTTTCGTCCGCACTAAGTGCAACTTGTTTGTACTCCGCATTCCAAACATCACCCATAAATCCACTAAAGAATTCTTGATCACCGTACTTCACATAAAATGCATCGGGTACAACTAATGAATCAAAACTTATAGTTATAGTATCACCTTCACCTACAGGAAAACTACTATTAACCGATGCTGCTACGAAGTTGTTTGCCTTAACACCTCTAGCACCTTTAGTTTCTGCATTATAATTACACTTTAAAGGTGGTTTTTTTTCAGGTGTACAATTACAACTACCTAAAACTCTTACAGGTTTATCTGTAGGACAAACACATTCACCTTTATCATTTTTCACTAAATCACCTGTACACTCACATTCTTTTTTATCTACATTATATACTGTACATTCAGGACATTTTGGACAACTACAATCATCTAAAACAGGTATTTTACCTGCCGCATCACAATAACATTTGTCGTTTATTTGGAATGTACCTTCTTTACATTTACAATTACCATCTTGGTCTTTTTCCATACATTTAGGGCAAGGACAACCACAATTTTCATCAGGTGCCTTCTTACCTTCTTTATCACAATAACATTTACCGTCCGCACCTTTAAATAAACCTTCTTTACATTCACATTCACCACCTTCAACTAGTCTCTCCATACATTCAGGACATGGTTCTTTCTTTTTTTCAATACATTCACAATCTTTTTTTTCTTTTCCCGGTGGACATTCACATTGTTTAGTTTCTTCATTAAACGTCATTCCTTCAGGACATTTACATTTTCCGTCTTCGCCTTTTTTCATACAAGGATCGGAACAAGGTTCTTCACCTTTAAGTGTATAACAAACATTTGCGGTAACTGCAACAATTTGTCCAGGATTAAGTTTACCTTGACTAATAAATGTTTTCCATTGTTCATCAACGTTATCTTTAGTATACATTGTTCCACCCTCAATATATTTCGGGGTGGTGGTAGGGTCTACTCTCAAACCAATTGTTTTACCTTCTTTGTCTAATGTAGTTTTTATTGAATTAAATAGATTTTTTGCCCTATTAGACGCTAATTTAGTATTGGTGGATTGACTACCAATATATTTTGTTTTAGATAGTTTTGTACCAGTATATTTTTTAAATTCAAAATCCGTACAAACCCCACCATAACCAGTGTCAGGTGGTATTGTCCATTTTTTACAATAATCATTATCCCAAATAGGTTCTACTATACCAGAATAATAGTTACTAGCAAAACCTTGAAGGGTAATATCCCTAATATACATAGTACCACTATCTAAACCTTTCTTATATTCAGGATTAGATTCAATAATTTGTCTAAATGCGTTTAAGAAATTATTCACTGCCTTAGAACCTGTAGGTACGTCAACAACAAATCTACCAGTCGCCTTTACTATAAAACATTCAGTCTTATCCACAGACTGATTTTGTTCTTTATTCTCTGCAGGTTTATTTTCTACTGGTTTATTATCTGTAGGTTTGTTTTCTACTGGTTTATTCTCTGCAGGTTTATCACCCTCAGGTTCCGCACTAGTACTTACTTCAGTAATTGGTGTGCCTTTCTCATACACCATTAAATTCTTTATCCTATCTAATTCTTCAAATAAATTTCTCATACTTTTAACCAATTTTTTTGGCAGTTAAAAAAATATATACTATATTTGTTATATAAATACTTAACAACTATGAAAAAAATACTTTTTATCCTTTTATTTTTAAATAGTATTTTATGTTTTTCTCAGAAAAACTTTACTATGGATGAGTTTAATAAGATAACCGATAATGGTGAAAAATGGAAGTCTGATATAAAAATTTTTATGTATGGTGATTATACTATAGATGATTCGTTATCAGTTATTAAAAGTATAGAATTATTTAATAAATTAATAGAAACTGTGGATATATCAATAGTTTCCACTATTGAATTGTCTAATAGTGTGATTTATTTTATAACTGACGATGAATTCATTAAATTATTTAAATGGAGTGAGAAAGATATAAAAAATTGTACAGGTATAACATATACATCACATGTTGATGATAGAATTGTTAAGAGTAAAATTCATATTGATATTGTTGAGTGTAGAAAACATCAATGTACACCTATTACAATTAGACATGAGATGTTTCATATGTTGGGTTTTGATCATCAAGATAATGAAAAAAATACCATCCTTAAAAGTCATAGTATTGAATTCACTGAAAAGGATAGGGAAATGATTTCTTTATTATATAAAAAATAAAAGTCGGATTTCTCCGACTTTTTTTATTTTAAGTTTTTAGTTCCTTTTAAATGTTTTGGTTCATATGGACAGTGTTTACAACCACTTCCACAACAACTACCCCTTCGTTTATGATATTCTTCAGTCATTACAATTCTTCCCTGATTATCATAATAGAATTCGTTAGGTTGTAGTTTAGGTCCAAACTCCCTCACATATAATTGTTGTATCCAATCATTAGATGCACCTACATTCATAATTACACTATTTCACATGCTCCCCCTGCACAAGCTGCCTCACCAGAAAGATTAGTATTATCTTGTAACTCAATTACTTTAGTTAAATCAACACTACTCAAAGATTTCATCATCTTTTCATAAGTTTGTTCATCACAATCTTCAAAAGGTGCTTGTTGGTATGTTCCACCGTTATAAGGTAATACGGATAATCCATTATAGAATTTTCTATTTTCCCACATCCATTCACCAGCATATTCCCACTCATCCTCTTTTAAAGATATCGTTGCAGATACGTTGTGACTGTTTTGTCCACCTCTATGACCAGGTTTAATCCATTCTTGAGATACTTTTTTAACTCTTTCTAATAAATCAAAAGATGATTCATATCTTAAAATAGAACCCTCAGGTGATTTTTGTGGAATCGATATTACCGCAGTATCGTGTGGTCTGAATATTTCATCCTCAACTAATTCAGGGTGGTTGTTAGATAAATACGTGTAAATTGCTTCATTTTTACCTACTCTAATTCTTCTAACGTAGTAATCATTATGCCAAGCATGAATACCTGAAGATGTACCTAAAACTAACGATGACGTACCTGAAGGTTTAACCGTTGTAGTTCTAGCAGCGTTATTAATACCAATTAATTTCGCAACTCTCTCATTTTCTTCTTTAACCGCCTTAGCCGCCAATTTCATATCATAACCTAAAACTACTCCAGATCCAATACCTGTCATACCAACGCCAATTAGTGCGTCTTTCTCAGTAGTTCTTTTCCATACATCTCTTAAATAATGGAAGTCTGTATATCCTGCCTGTAATGTACCAATAAATGCCGCCCCTTTAACTCTAGTTTCGAAATCTTCTTGTGATTCAATATCCGAAGCATTAACCTCACATAAATTACAGAATTGGTATGGTCTCAATCCAATCTCACAACAAGGATTAGTTCCCCAATCTTTATCGTTTGATAAGTAGATTCCTGGTTCACCTGCCCCAGATAATTCAATTCTCTTCCACAAATCTAAGAAGAATTCTTTTGTGATTTTGTGTCTAAGTAATACTGCTGAGTTGTTAGCCCTTCCTCTTTGTGGGTTTAATTCCCACCAATTACCAGATTTACATGAAATCATTTCATTGTCATCCGCACTAAATAAACTAATTAGCGCTGCTCTTCTAATACCACCCGCTAATACTGCATCTGCAATATGACAAACAATATCATGAACCTCAATAGGTGATAATTTTTCTCCGTCAGATTTTGCATCTAATACTTTTTTAATATTATGTATACAATCTTTTAATGGTTGTGGTCCAGGTGCTTTTCCACCTGATGTAACTAATAATGCACCCTTTTGTCTAATATCCGAAAAATCAAATATCGGTGTAGATGACTTTATTCCAAAATAAGATTCTACTAACATCTTAATTGCGTCCGCCCATCCTTCTATAGAATCACTAATTAGATATCTTCTATTTCTATTAGGGTTTGGTTTTTTGATGTCGGGTAACGCCTCAACGTGATGTTTTTGTACTGAGAACCCAACACCTGTTCCACCTAAAAGTAAGAACATTGTTTCTGAAAATGCGTCAACATGATCAATAGGTAAATATGCACAGTTATAAACTCTGTTAGGTGATATTTCTATCGGTTTTCCACCAAATTGTAAACTTCTCATTGATGGTAATATTTTTTTATCGTACACCAATTGGTAAACTCCCTCAATCTCATTTTTAATGTTAGGGTATTTTTTTTGATGCATTTCTTTGTTTCTAGTAACTAACTCTTCCCACGTTTCTCGTCTATTTTCTGTAGGTAGATATTTGGCATATTTCATATATACCGTAATGTCAGATAGAATTCTGTTTGATAACTCCATTTTTTATTTTATTTTTTATTATTATTTATTAGGGTGTTTGTTTCCACAATGACTTATATTATAAACCATTTTTTTTATTAATTTATAAATCAGTTATTATTCATTGGAGTACTTCTTTTCTTTTGTATTGTACTAGCAATAAAATCGGAATCTTTCTTTTTCAAACCTTTTCCATGTTCTAAAAGTGTGACATCATTACTTTCACTAGTGTCAATAACTAAAGTACCATTATCAAAAACTATATCATCGAAAACAACACCATCCTTACCAAATCTAGATTTAAGAATTGCCAATGTAGCCCTTCCTTCTTCTTTTTGATCTAATGTTTTTGCTACCGATAAAATAAAGTGACCTATCTGTCCCTTTTTAATAGAACCACCCATCATATTAGCCTCCACTAAATCTGCTCCAATAGAACTACGATTTCCTTGTACCGCAGTCCATCCAGCGATATCTAGTTCAGATAACATAGTTTCAAATTGTCTCATCACATTTCCTTCACCACTGTATTCGTCTTTAAAAACTTTAGTTGGTTGTACGCAGTCAATGTAATCTAAAAAAACAATATCAGGTTTAATACCAGAAGAAATTAATTTTCTAAGATATTGTTTGATGTGGGTAATTGTTGTACCATCACTAGACATCTTTTTCAAAATTAAATTATTCTCTAAGTTTTGGAATCTTGGTAGAGCTTCTTTTACTTCTTCACTTCTATCACCTAATTCACTTAATCCGATACCAGTGAAACAAGTAAAGTGTTTTCTTTGGATAACCTTAACATTGTCTTCGAAAAATATCTGAACAACGTTTTTACCCATCAAATACGCAGTGTTTGCCATTCTAGTCATAATAGTTGTTTTACCAACACCAAATGCGGCTAAAATAACACCCAATTCACCCTTAGATAATCCTCCACCCATAAGGTTATCGATTCCCGTCAAACCTGTTGCGATAGGGCTTCTAAAATCTTCCGATAGCACATCTTCGATAGCGTGAAATATATCAACACCTTCATCCTTCTCTGTACCAACTGATATAGCCTGTTTTACTAATTCTTCACATTCTTCATATCTATCAAAATCTCCATTATCTAATATCTTTTGGATTTTCTGAGTAGCCTTCTTAAGTTCTTGTTGTTTGCAGAACTTAATGGCAACATCTTGTATGTGTAAACAGTCTTTATTATCAGATTCTTTTACCTCTTTAATTAATTCTACTGCCGATTCTCTTGCTATTTCTCTACGGACTTGCGTTTTAATTAAATTAAAGATAGTTTCATAAGAAGGTATTGTTTCATACTTTTCATAGTAATCTTTCAAACTAGCCACAATTAGTCTCATATACTCATTATCAAAATAGTTGGGGTCAACTATTGAAATGATGGTTTCTGAAAATTTATGATCTTCCACTAATTGTTTTACTAACTTTACTTGAAAACTATAGCCTAAATAGCCTAAGTTAATACTCTCATTTTTCGCCATTCTTATATCTGATTTTAGTTATTAATAAATATGCCATCTAGGTTATAACCGCAGTAATTTTTTGTATAATTTTCCATACTTAACCCTTGTTGCAAATAATCGATGATTTTAGGGATAATTTTTCTTATATCCACATCGTATCTAACATTTGGCGGGTAATCGTTACCACTAAATATTTTTTCACATATAACTCTATCCTTAACCTTTAACTGAAAAGTGAAGAAGTCTTCGTTGTCATATATGTCAACCTTTTCTGTTTCTTCTGCCGTAGTAAAAAAATTGGAATACTTTTCCATATAATCATATGTATTATTTTTAAAATGTTCTCTAATAACTTCTACTGCACTATCTACTACCTCTTTTACTTCATATGATAAAAGGGAGTCTCTATTGAAATTTTTAATATTAAAATTTCTTCCTACAATTGGGTTTCCGTTAATCATAAATAAGAATTCATACGGATAACTTTGATAATTTTGTTGATTTTTTTTCATTTCTTTAAACATTAATTTGACTAAAATAACTCTTTTCTTTTTTTATTATTGATAAGAATGGTTGTAAAAAATTTATATAACCATCACTACCACCTGGAATCGCCATCATCAAACCATCTTCTATCATCATTTTAATAACATTCTTTACCTCCCTACCTTCAGGATCTATGGTGGTATTAAATATATAATCTAATTCAGTTTTAGTTGATTCTATTAATAACGGTTTTCTTAGGTTTATAATTTTTTCATTGACTTCAAAAATCATATCCTTTTGTGAACCTTTGGTAACTTTATTAAGGATGTTATCTAGTGATTTCAATCTATTCTTTCTTTCATTTTGTATAGTTACAATTTTACTAAAAATATATTCTAAAGTCAAAGTTTTTTCTCTTATTTCGGGAAAAAAATTAACTAAAGTTTTTTCACTGATACCTTGTATACCTTTTATATTGTCACTAGTATCACCAGTAATGATTTTTATTAATTTAAGATTGGATGGGTGGTGGTTAAAGTATGTTAAATAATTATCCTGTGTAATTATTTTCTTTAGATTTAAAACATATACACCAACTCTATCACTTATTAATTGACATAGATCTCTATCATTACTCATTATCACTACTTTCTCATCATCTGACATATTTTGAACGTAGTAACCAATACAATCATCGGCTTCTATTATTTCATCCTTATACTGTCTTATGAAAAGTTCTTCACAATAAGAAATAACTCTTTCTTTTTGAAGATATAATTCTAAATCTGAAGGAGGTTGTTCATCATAAAAATTTTTACCTCTATTAGATTTATATTCTTTGTAGATATCATATCTTAATCTACCACTGAATGGTCCGTCCCAAAAAACATAGACTCTATCGAATTTATATTCATTTAACATTTTTCTAACCATAGTTAGAAATTGAAAAATACCGCCTATGTGGGTGTCTTTATAGTAAAGATCTTTAGCCCCATGATAGGCGGTTTTAATCAACGAGTCACCATCAACAACAAGTGTTTTTTTAAATTTTTTCTTTTTTTCAGGGAATTTCACACATTCTTTATTGAAGGTTCAACAATCAATCGTCAGAGTAATCTACAGGAGACTCAATTACGTTGTCTTCAACTACATCAAAAGATGTGTCATCAAATACACCATCAAATACCTCAGCCCAATAATCTTTGTTATCAGATTTGTATTTGTCAATGTCTTTTTTATCATCTTCAATGAAACCGTGTGTGGTTGCAAGTATTTTGTTATCTGCGTAACCTAAACCATTCATATGGTTCTTATGGATACCCACTTTAGTTCTAATTGCGAAATTAACTTTTCTACCCTTATTAGTCGCAGAAAGTTTAGATACTCCAGAACTCTTTTGATTTCCAAACAAAAATACTAATGCACATGATAGGTAAATAGAATTACCACCTTTAGGTGCAATTGTTGGTTGTCCAAATGGATTATCAGGTAATGCTACCCAAGGTTGGTTTACAAATACCATTGTGTTGGTATGTGGATAACTCTCTTTTCTAGAGGATGTTATTCTTTGTGCCAATCCCATCCCCCATTTTTCAGATATTACTCTCGCAGTGTGTTGGTTTCCTCCTTTTCCATCAAAACTCATTTGACAAGGTATTGTACCAATAGAATCCCATAAAAATACTATATCATATGGTATTTCACCGTTCTTTTGAGCATCCAATACTTCGGTAACATAATCAAATGCTTGTTCTATATAATCAAAACCTAGTTTATATAGTAAGAATCCGTCCCAATACGCAGAAACTTCTCCTGTTGATTCATCAACTTCTTCAATATATTCAGTTTCTAAACCCATTTGTTTGGCGTGTTCGAAACTAAATTTTTGTTCTGTAATAATGAAAACAGGTAAGATATTTTTCTTTTGTGCGTCTACCGCAGTTTGTAAAAGTGCAGTTGTTTTTCCAGTGTCAGAATGACCTAGAAGCATATTAATCTGACCCATAGCGGGTCCTGGTAATCCAGTCGCCTTTTGAAAGGCTTCCCCTAGATCGAAGTACCTTTGTTCTTTGTACTTCTCACTAGAGGAAAACTTCTTTCTTATAGACGAAAAATCAGATGCTTTTTTCTTAAGTGGTTGTTTCGCCATAATATATATTAAAACGGTAATTCATCATCATCACCATCTAAAGACGTTGATTCAACATCAAAAGAATCTGTTTCATCATCACTGAAGTCCTGTTCAAAGGATTTTGTTGTTTCAGTTCTCATAAAATTAATTTCTTCTGTTAAAGACGCAGTTTCTTTTTCTTCTTTGTCTTCTTCAGCAACAAACTTCTTCTGTTCTGAATCCCAAATAGGTGTTTTGTTAGTTGCGACAATATCTAAGTATTCTTGTGTCTTTTTAGAATAAACATCTCTATGTGTTTCATCATTATTAAACCAATCATTAGCCTTTTCTTTGTCTTTAGTTAGGATAGATGAATCATCTGCCATAATAGAATTAACAACACTAAAATTTTTGTCGTTTCTACCTGTAGTGATGATAATATCTCTACCTTCTCTAGGATCAGTAATATCACCTTTTACTTTAAATAAAGGAATGATTTTATCCATAATACCGTCACCAGTATATTTGTGTTTAAATCTCCAAAATTTAACTCCGTGATCTTCATTCTCTCTGTCGATACCTTTAACTACATAGAATTTTCTAGGTATGAAGTCTTTCGCTAATTTCTTAGCCTTTTCTGAACCATCTTCATATAAGGCATCTTTAGCCTCACATAGTGGACAGTGTTCACCATCGTTTAAATGGTTACAATAAATTTTATCCCAATTACCATTAACTAATTTTTCGTGATAGTAAACCTCCGTGAATGGAGAACTACCGTCTTTCTTAGGTAAGATTCGGAATGTTTTTGTGTGGGATTTGACCCCTTTAGGTAGTTTCTCACTGAAGTACTTTTTCAGTCGGTCTTCGTTAGAGAGTTTTTTACCACTTTTCGCTGGCTCAGTGTTTTTTTCGTACTGAGACAGAATTGCATCTAAAGTATTACTCATTGTATAAAAATTTTAAATTATATACAATTATACTAACGAAATATCAAAAAGTCAATAAAAAACGGGGTTTTTAGTCATTTTCTTCTGTTTTACTAAATGAAAAAGATTTTCTTATGTCCTTTTCATTATAGTTGTCAACATCGCTTTGTTTAAGAACAAATTCTTCTTCTTCCTCTGTTGGTTCGTATCCTTCTTTATCTTTCCAAAAATCAGTTAACTTAATACTATAAGGGAACGAATCCATAGATCTCATTTCTAATCTTTCGACAGGTGTTGGATTTCTTTTCTCAATTTCCCTTTCCAAATCATCAATTTTATTGATTACATTGTCCATACCAGAAACTTGATTTTCTAAATCAGATAATTTAGTCAACAGTTCATCCATTTTAGTACTCATACCTTCTACAGAAGATTTAGTTTCTTCGGTTTTATCAACAATATCTGTCACATCTATTTCAACAGAACTATCATCAGTTCCAGTACTAGTCTCAGGAGTCTCAGCAGCAGGTTCATCCGCATCTACATCTTCTACTTCCGCATCATCCGCCAATGGATCAGTTTCAGTTTTCTCCGCACCAGTCTCAGGTGCAGTTTCCGCTCCTGCTTCAGGGGCAGTTTCATCTCCACCTACTGACATAAATGGGTCGTCTCCAGCATCACCTGCAGGATCTTGTTCAGTAATGTATTTATCATCTGTAAGTAGATTACCATTTTCATCTTTTTCATTTTCAGGTACATAAAATGTGTACTCTAATAATTGTCTGTATCTTTTTAATTCCTCGGAAAGTACTTTTTTGTTCATATTACATTAATAGTTGTCTGCCGTCATTAGTTTTATATATCTTATTCACTCTTTCCACTATTTCTTTTCCATCGTTAATAAGACATTCTTCACCAACACACTCTTCATTTTTGGTGGTATTATCGTTTAAAAAATCATTAAGTGATTTTTCTAAATTTTCGTTTTTTTTAGTATCTCTATTTGTTTCCATAATACTTTTATTATATAAATATTATGATATTAAGAAAAATGTTTATTTATGTCGATAATTTTTAATTCATCGTTTTTTACGATTATCATTTTATTTTGATATTCGTCCCAATTTATTTTTACATTTTTATAGTCTATGTTACCAACTTCGTGTTCACTGATTTTTTCTATTAATTTATTTAATGCATTAATAGTATAAAAACACTCACCTTTTTTATGAACAATTATTGTTGATGGGAAGAATGAAGAGGTTTCTACTTTTTGACCTTCTTCAACTTTAACTAAAAAAGTTAAAATTTTTTTATTAACTTCTTCAAAATTATATTGAAATATGTTTTTTTCTTTTATTCCAAATCTTTTATATAAATAATTCTTAAAACTTTCTATTTTATCTTGATATACAAAAGATGCTAATGTTATATTTTTACCGCTCGATTCCATTTCCATTTCCATAAATGTAAGGGACAAATCTGTTTTTATTTTTTAATTTATATATTAAATCCCTACATTTATTAAATATCGTATAATCTATCAAAGTATTACCATTTAATCTTTTTATCCTTTCGACAATTTTTTCTTTTTTACCTTGAAAATAATTTAAAACATTTAAATCTACCCCAAATATTATATTTTCACTATATATGTATACCATATCGTTTTCAGAAAAATAAACAATTGGTGATTTAAGTGATAATATTTTTTTTATTATCCTGTAATTTATTTTTCTACTATTATAAAGGATATCTAAATAGACATATGGTATATTACTACCGAAAGATTCAAAACAATATTCTTTAAATTGTTCAATATCACTTTCATATTCAGATTTTCTTTCTGTTTTATCAAAAGTCCAAAATAACTTATTACTTACTTTTTTATGTATTATGGAAATACCTTCTCCTAATAGTTCTTTAGATAATTTCCTACCAATTATCAATGTAGGTAACTCTTCATTAATACATTCTAAACTTTCACAAATTTTAAAATTTTCAATTTCAATTTTTGTCTTCGAAACAATATTCCCTATATTCATATTACAAATATAGTGATTTTTTTTTAAAAAGTTAAGTTTTATGCAGGTTTAAAGTAATCTATCAGTGGTTGTTTGTCTTTTCCAATGAATATTGTAAGGACATTTTGTAACGTTTCTATTGATTTATCTACTGTTGGTGGTGACCATTGGTGTGCAGTATCAATACACTTTTTATATGTCGCTAAAGTACCATTATTTTTTTGGGATGTGTAGAAAAATGGTGAATTTACATCTTTACCCTTATAAAATTTCCATTGTGCAATTGATGCCTGTATTGCTCCCTCGACTGTATTACTTAATTCATAAGGTGACTGTATTGCAACTTCACCACCTTTATTAAAATCTTCGTAAATTTGGTAATATTGTTTCCTACCAACAATATATAAGAACCCTCTAGGTCTAAATCTATAAGCATCTCCATCGAAAATATTGAAGTATTTAGTTGTGGTTATCTGATTTTTGTCTTCCTCATTTAAATTATCTATTATTTTATTTAAAGATGCTATTTTATTTGCGTTTGCGGGATCATTTGGATTCAATCCGTCTCTTTCTTTTATCTTGTCTTTTAGTTTAGATTCTATATTGTCATTTAACTGAAATTCATTTAATTTCTCATTACCAGCAATTTGGTATGCCTTAGCAATATCTAACCCACTTACTGATGTAGGTGTAGATGATAAGGCACCATCTCCAGGTTTATAAATATAATATCTTGTTTGTCCTGACGCAGGATCAGTATTAGGGAATTTAACAACGTGTTCTTCTTTATTAGGGTCATCCCAAGGCATTTCTTTATTAACAAAATTTTCTGAATTTGCCAACATAGCAGATAACAACATAGTAACCTGTGTATTCGTTAAAATTTGATTCTTTTTAAATTCGTCAGTTAAAGTATTAAGAACTTTTGTTAAATCTGCATCGGTATATGTTGTCACACCTAAATTTCTAAAATTACTTAATCCTGTAACACCACCAAAATTACCTTCAAAGTCAAATAAATCATCAGGAGTAATACCCTCTCTAACACCAAAACCTGATACTGTTTGTAAATTAGTAAATTCTATTTTAGGGACATCACTAATCTCATTTAAATCTATATCTAAATCTGCAGTAATTTCTGTGTTTGGAGGGGCAATAAATTTAGATTGCCTTAAACCTTCAAAATTAGTAGTCATATGGTTTGGTGATATGTTATGACTTACACTAGTTATTAGATACGCCCCATTAAAAAATGGTACGTTTTGTAAATCAAAATACATTAATGGTTGTATATTCATACAACCTAAAGATTCTACTTTACACGAATATGATCTAGTTTTAAATAATCTAAGTAAATCTGTACCAACATATGTTTTTTGAGTCCCTCCTCTTTTATCAACTAAATCAGATAAAGCCTTAAAGTATTCACCCGTTTCCCTATGTTCTTGTTGACTTAGTGATACGTTTTTAAATATTGTTTGATTTTGTGCACCAAATGCCACCCTAAATGCGACTAACGAATTTTCACCATTGTTTAAAATATCTGGAGGTGCATCATTTTTACTGTTAGGGTCATTCGGGTTTGAAAAACTATATCCATCGTTTGAGAAGAAGTTATTATTTCTTTCTTTAATATCTAATGCCTGTGACGCACCACCTATATATATACAACAAAATATTGGTCCTTGAGATTCACTACCTTCTAAAGTTGTTTGTGGTTTAAATATTTTTGCAACTTCTACTCTACTTTTATAATTGATATAAGTTGGTAATATCTGAAAAAGGAAATTACTATCTCTTAATAATTTAGACATAAAGAAATAAACACTAGTGTCTAAATTACTACCCAAAGTTAGAAAACTTTTTAAGTTAAATGTGGCTTTATCACCAATGTCATTCCATCCTCTATCTATGAATCTAAAATAATCAATTAATGGTGTTTCACTATTTCCACCACAAATATTAAAACCTTTTCTATCAGAACCAACCCACTTACTATTTATATTTTTAAAGTAATTATATAATTGTAATTTTAATTTAACAGTACTTTTATTTTCACTTTGTTTAACCTCTTCACTATTACTACTATTACCATTTTTGTTGGTCTCTTCTTGTTTTTTAAATGAATCTTTAAAACTTTTTATATATTCCGCGATACTATTGTTTGAAATTTTAAGTGCTGATGGTTCTAATTTATCATAAAATATTCTTGGATTTAAAACAATCATGTTAGTTGTTTGTTTAAGTGCACTTAAAATAAACTCTTTTGATGAATTAACATCATTAGTATTACCACTAATAGAATTTAATGGAGATACCAAAGTATTTACATTTTTTTCAAAAGTACCATTAAAAGTATTATTAAAATTTTGATTGTCTACCCAATTTTTAAATAAATTTATTAATGTTGTTTTAGTAGATATCGGTAATTTTTTTAAATTTTCTTCAATAGATTTTTTCTTATTATTATACCCTACTTTTGAAAAGTACTCTTCTTTTGGTGTTGCAAATTGTGAGTAATCTTTGTTGTTGAATACTCCAAAATTTATAGGATCAATAGATGATTCATACCTCCATAACAAGCCACCTATAAAATATATATACATTTTAGGTATGTTTATTATTCTAGCACCATTAAAGTTATCACCAGGAAATATAGAATTTAGAAATCCTTCTTTAAAATCTCTGAAAGGAAAGGTTGACAATAAAAGTAAAGCCCTCGCATAATTACTACTTTGATTCTTATAAAGATCACTATCTGTCATTAAATCATCATAGTCTACACTATTAGTAGTCTCTAAATTAGTTATATTAATATATTTACTATTATATGTACCACCATAAGGGTTATAGTCCTCTAAATTTGTTTTATTTAAATCACCTAAAATATCACCACTAGTTTTAAGTAAGTTTTTACATACATCTAAATCCCAAACATTAAAGGAATTATATGTTGTTAAATTATTAGATTTACTATAGAAATTTTTATAAAAACTAGGACCCTTGACTATACTATTTATACCATTTGCCGACTTCTCATCTATTAAATTTCCGTAAAGGGAATCTTCTCGTATCTCTTTAAACAAATTTTTAGAATTGTTTATTATATCATTAACATCAAAAAGTATGTATTCTGCCTCTGGACTAAACGCACCACTTATTTTAAAACCATCAATTTTAGGTAGTGAATTTTGTTCATTTAGAACAACTAAATTATTACTGTCGATAGTTACATTATTTTTCCAATAATTTGTATTTTCATAAACAGTACTATCTCTATTCATTTCATCTAATAGATTTATTATTATTTCCCTCACAGTTTTTGAATATATTGTTCTGTTTGCTGCAATAGCCTCTAATTTTGAATAGTCCGATATAGAGTCTAATCCAGTACCTTTTCCAAATAAAGAATAGTTATCTAATAAAACTGATCTAGTAACAAATTTTTCAACAAGTTCTTCTTTTATACTATTAATATCATTTAATAAATTAATTTTTAACCAAGGATTTGTTTTATAGTCGATTGGGTTTATTGGAAACCAATTATCAGTATCTAAACCATTTTTTAATGTAGATGCTTTAGTTACCTCTTCTAATGTTTTCCTCTTTGATACTAATATCTCAAAGACTTCCTCAGTAAATTTCCATTCAGGGAAATCATTAGGGTTAATCCCACTTACATCTCCAATATATATTTCTTCAGAACTACCGTCATTATTTTTTTGATAGACTGACGGCCATGCAGCACTATTAATACCTGTAGGTATATCAGTATCATACCTACTTAAAAGTGAACCTCTACTACTAGCCTTACTTTTTTGTTCTGACTCAGAACTGATATCGTAAATAGTTTCAATCATCGCCTGAGTATTATTCGCAATAATCTCAAAACAATTATCAATTGTTGGTTTAAAACCAAATTTATCTTTAAAGTTTTTTAATAGTTGTTCATTAATTTCAGATTGTACAACCTCTCTTTGTACTTTAATAATTTCTTCAAGTTCAATTATAGAGTATTCTACTAATTCTCTTTGTTTTCTAAAATCAGCAACTAACACTTGACTATTTTTTGTCATTGTTTGGGAATAAAAAACACCATCAGTAACTAATTTTTTAAATAAATCCATATTAAAAGAATTATTTTTACCTGATGTATCACCGTCATAACTATTACGAAGATTTAAATTATTTGTTCCACCACTAAAATAAAATAAATCTAAAATATCTTCATATTTTTTTGCAGAAATTTTACCGTCAGTGTTTTTTGTTGGAGGTACTATATAGTCTTCCCAAGCATTCTCATTTAAAATGTTTGGGAACGAATTAATTAATTCTTGATCCTTTGCATTTGCTTTATTTTCATTTCCTGAAATTTTTTCTGTTTTCTTTTGGTTTTTTTCTTTTGCTTCCGTTACAGTATTTGTTGGTTTATATTCAGTTCTTTTGTCTGATGACAAATATTTTTGATATTTTTCTATAATATCACTTAGTGTTGTTATATATGATTTAAATGCCCCCCTATTAACTGAATTAAATACTATGTAATCTCTTATTGAAAAATAATTATTTTTAACTTTAAGTTCATCGTCTTTTATTGTTGTCGTCTCAATAACATTTTTATTATTCTCTAACTGGATGAATGGTTTACTATCCGTAACATTATTTTCTACGCTACCTTCATTGTTATTATTAGGTTCTTTAGTTAAACTTTTACCAATAAACGTTTGAATTGTTTTTAATATGTTTAACTTACCATTCAAATCTTTAAGAAATTGAAAACTATTAGAATCTGTTTTAATAACCTCAGTTTCTACTTGTAGTTTACCAATTTTAGTCATAAAATCATCGATTTTTCTAATATTTAAACCATCTTGTGTAATTACACCGTTACCTGCGTCACCTGTCCTTCTCTGAATTCTTTCATCAAAAATTCTATTTAAATTTGCAAAACCTTGTTCAGTATTTACAACACCAATAATATTACCCATAACCATATCGTTAAGGAATGCTTGTTGAAATCCTAAGAAATTCGCTGAAATATCAAAATTACCTGTTGATCCATCAAAATTAGATGTCCAATTTACCATATGAAGACAATAATCCACCTTTTGCCCAAAATAACCTTTTACTGAAAGTCTAAATACAGGATACGGCATTTTAAAAAATATACTATAGGGTGACAATCTATCATTATCTTCTATTACATCGAATAAGGCACCACCTCTAACATCAGTAAAAGTTATATCAACTACTGGTACTAAACTAGCGTTGTATTTTATGTCAATAGATTTAATACCAAACCCTTCTAATATACCCGCACTTCTAGTTTCTGAATTATTTAAACCACCAATCTGAGTCCATTCAGTGGTAGCATAAGTTTTTTGTGAAGATGGATCTATTTTACCATCTCCGTTGTAACTTATTTTTGTTGAAATAAAATTAACTTCATCAGCTACACCACTATTAAATATAATTGGGTCACCTGCCAATGTGTTACCTCCATATGTAGTCCTACTTCTAGGATATGCGGAAAATTTGACATAAATAAATAAATCTTCAGGCGGTACTATGTCCATACCAGGTGGGTTGGGATCTACAACAAAAACACTCCCTTTGTTTTTATCATTATCTTTATTAGAACCTATTTCTTGTACATTATTTACATCCATAGTTTATGATTTTTGGACATATAATGACTTATATTTATTAACTTGATCAATATATTGTTGTAAACTATCCCTCAAAGGAAAAGGTATTCTTATTATTTCTTTATCAGGAATATTTTCTTCTACACCGCCAAATTGTGGATTTGCTAATAAAATTAACCAACCGTGATAAGGGTTGTCATAAAATTTTTGACTTAATTTATCTAAACGTGTAGTTATAGTATCGTAAACAACTGATTTATCACTACTTTTAGTAGGTAATATGATATAAGGTAATGGTAAATATTTACCATCAAACTTAAAACTCTGATATCTATCATAATATTCTTTTCCCATAATATTAGTTTATCCCTTTTGCGGTAACAGTAAAGTCTTTCTGAACTTTTGTTTTACCTTTATTTTTTGTGAAGTACGCAACCACTTTAATTTTATCAGATTTTGTCTTCAAATATAATTCTTTATCTTGTTGCGCAAATTTTAAATTATTTTCTGCAGATTTTAGTGCTTTTTGAGTTGTTGGATTTTTATCATTTTCAAAAATTGCCTTTGCAGTTGCCAGTTCATTTTCTCTATTGGTAATGATGTTATCCTTTGTTTTAATTTCATCAACGTTTGCTAAACCCGTTATTTCTGATAATAGAAGTTTTAAATTATCATCCGCTGGACCAACTTCAATATCCTCTGATCCAGCGGATTTAACTATCATAAAAAGTCGGTTTTCGGCATTTGCACTATCTTCTTTGTCGGTTGGGTTGGTTTTACTTGGTGCTTTCCCACCTCTTGTATTTGCAACTATCTCCTTATCATTTATTATTTTTATTTCTATTGGGTTATCTGATTCAACTTGTTCTGTGTTAGTATTTTTTTCATCTTGTTTTACTTGATTAATAGTGGGTTGAGTTTTTAAACTACCATAAATAGTTTTAACTTTATCCTTACCAATTAATTTTTCTTTAAGTTGACCTAATTTAACTCCATCCACTATTTTTCCATCTTTAACTGTATCGGAACGTACATCATACATTTCAGTATTTGCGTAATAATTAAAAGATACTGCGTTTTGTAACCTATTAATTGGTCCAACTAATGAATGTCCACCTATTAAATCAATACTTAATTGGACTGAAGCAATCATTGGTTGTACACCAATACCCTCTGGATTAGTATCCCATTTAGGACCATCATAAGAAATTTGTAATGAGTTTATTGCGACTTTAGTGTGGAAGAAATCCCCAATTCTTAGAATACATATTGGAGGTCTACCAAAAGAAAGGTTTTGTGGTTGAACACCAACATCTACACCGTCCTTAGAAGTTGGTTTATCGTAGATACTTGGACCTTGTCTCATACACTGATTAAGGAATGTTAATCTACTATTAAACCCTTCTGGTGTTATACTATGAAAACCTGCATGAAAATATCTAATCTTTTCAGATATTGTTTTAAAATAGTTTGGGTAATTTGCATCGATAAAATCGAAATATGGTCCCTCATCAATAATTAGATTATCAATTAAATTAATTGCCTCTGTTGGATCTATTTCTTCAGGCGTTTCACCTTTTTCAGGTGGTTGTGCCTCCTTAGAGTTTTCAGTATCATTTTCCATCTGTACATCCACTCTATATGAATTAGCGTCGTTTGTACTAACACTAACACCACTTTCAATTTTTATAGGGGATATGTTTTTATATGTTTTAATATCTAAATTTTGATTTAAAAAAGTTAATAATTTTTCTTTCAGATCTTTAGAAAATGAGTCTGCCAATGTGGTGGGTATTACTGGGTTAACAAAATTACCTATTTGCACCTCTTGACTAGCAAAACCTTTAAGTGTTATTAAAACTTTAGGGTTAGTATTATTTAATTGTTTTTTTATAAACTCTAATACCTGTATTTTTATTTTATCAAAAGAAGGTTCATTTATTACCCTTTTAGCTTTACAATTTTCAGTTGATACAGAACAATTTACATCTTCATCATAAATTACTGAACCTTTCTCCTGATTTTTTTCAGGTAAATTTGTTTTAGGATGTTCCTTTTCATTTATTTTTTTCTTAACTTCATCTAAATCAGTTTGAGGTACCACACACTCTAATGCCCTAATAAAATCTTCAGGTGTAACACAACCAGCAAAGAACCTTTCAACAAGGTTATTATTTTGTCCTCTATAACAATTTATCACTCTTGGGTGATCGACTATTATCTTAAAAGATAAGGATCCACTTCTTTTAGAGTTGTTATATGTGTATACAGGTTCACTTCTACCTATAAATTCAGTAGGTGTCCAATTTGCACTAGTATTCTCATCAAATGTAAGTTCATAAGGTGGGAACCACATAATTCTACCTTTAGTACCTGTTAATGGATCACCAGGACCAATTTCAAATAAAGGTAAATCTGCCAAATTATCTGCCCAAGCCAAATTTTCCAAAGATAACATAAATTTCTTTCTAGTAGTCTTTGAATCTAATATACTAGGATGATACTTAGGTATCCCATTCTCCATTAAAACACTAAGTGATGCCTTATCTTGTCTCGCTGAAAATCCTTCACCAGGACTCTCCGCGTTAAAGAATAGTCCTGTGTTCCTGATTGCGTTGAAATAACTGTATCTATCGTTTACAGTCCATACCCTACAAAAATTAGTATTACCATCTACGTCTATTAACGCCAATTCTCTAATTGCATTACCTCTACTTATAATCCTATCTTGTTCTTTATCTCTAAAGTATTTTTTAGTTTGGTTAATAAAGACATCGTTTTCACTATTATTAACTAATTGTTGTGTTTTATATAATAATGTCTTAGGGTTAAAGTTTTGTTCACCACCAGTTGTCCAGAAAAATTTATTTTCTTCACCTGATGGTTCACCTACACCTTCAATAGTAGTTCTTAACCCATTACCAGTATTATCTGTTTCACCATTAAAGTCTTTACTAGTAAATCTTGTGGTTATTCTATTACCTCTGTTAGTATTTCTTTCGGTTCCAACATAGTATCTTGAATTAATTCCTGCGTTATCCGTACCTGACAATCTACTATCTTCATATTGTGGTCGGTAACTATTTCTGTTTAAAAGATTAAATGCGAAGGAGACTTGTTGGGTACTTGTTCTTTCAAACAATACTTTCATTCTCAATTCTGTTGATAGAGTAGGCTCAACTCCCGATTGTATATCTAAATTTGATTTTAATAATTCATCACCTGATTTAACACTACTATTATATTCATTCCAACCAACTGCTGCATTTGGTAGTGTATTATAGAATTGTGCACTACCTCTCATTCTATTAACATATTCGTTAACTCTATTACCTATAGGTTGGGTAATATACCCATGAATTAATTGTTCATCATTGGTGAATCCTTCTACTTGACCAATTTTATCAATAATTGTTTTCTCCAATTGTTGTCCACCAAGAATACCTAATGAAGTTTCTTTTTGAAAATTTAGTGATTTATATGTATCGATAACATTAAAAGGGAAGTCTACACCTTTTTTAACTCCATTATTAATTAATGTGAATTGATCTTGATTATACGATATTGGATAAAATCCATTTGTTTTAGGACCAAATGATGTAGGTAATGGATACCATAAAACAGGTGGTACCTTTAATTCGAATGATATGTATTGATCATTTTGTGGTTTATATTTATTTAAATTGACATTTTGTGTCATTCTAAATAATGTACCTAAAGGAAATAATTTCTTCTCTTCGTTATAATGGATAGGAATATTTTCACTCTGAGTACCCATCACAGGTACATTTATAACTTTACCAATGTCTTGTAATTTAGATACTAGTCCTGACTGAACTAATGTTTCGTTTACTGGTGGTGGTAAATTTCTATTTAATAACCTATTCCTAAATTCTTGTGTAGAATAAATACCTTTATTATAATCTAATATTCCTGCCATATATAATATTTTCTTATTATATAAATATTAGGTCTATAAAATTCAGGTGATTATTTATTATATAATATATTCAAGTATTCTTGTTTATTTAAAAATATAGAATTATTTCTTGAATAAACTGGTCCTTGCAATAATAGTAATAATTTTCTGTAAAGTCAATAGTAAAATGAAAATATTTTATATTTTTTTTTAAACTGCCATATAATCAGAAGATTCTTTACTAGAAGGAACACCTCCATTTCTGAATGTACCATTTAAATGATTGATAATTGTTTTCTCAATCATAGGTTTTATAGACGCCATATCCATTTCTTTTGTAGAACCGTCAGGTGAAACTAATTCAATTCTACCTGATATATTTAAATTACCAAATTCAATTGTTGACGATGATGCCGTATTGTTACCACCAAATGCCCTATCCAACAACTTATCTAAAGGTCCTCCTTTCTTTGCGCCAACAACATCATCCTCAGATGTAAACTTAGTTAATCCCCCACCAGATCTCGATAAAAAGTCATTATTTTCTTCTTGTGGTCCTCTATTATTCGTTGCGTCATCTTGAATTGTTCTAAGTTGTGTTAAAATATCATCTATAGATTCTGTAAAATCAATTTGATTTTTTGATAATAATTCCTTTAAATCTTCTGATAAATTAATCTCAAATATTTTTTTAACTGTTTCACCTGAATCTAAACCTAAATTTTGTGATTGTTTTATCATGTCTTCTCTTAACTTACCATATTGAGTTTCTTGTAATGCCGAAATCATAGTTGTAACTTGAGACTCTACTCCCTTAAATAAAGATTCCATACTTGGTCTCATTATATCTTCAGTAATTTCATAAGTATTAGATTCTGCAACATATCCTGTTTTCATCGCTTCTAAAATATTCTCTAAAATTTTGTTGGTAGTCATTGAGTTATAAGCCATTTCCATAATAGCCTCTTCCTCATTTTTAGGTGCTGCCAACATTTTTTCTGCTAAATCTACACCAATATCCTCAATACCTATTTCTTTTCCATCAAAATCTACAACCCACTTACCATCTTTCATTTTAGCCATACTCGCTAAACCATCTCTCATATCCTCATCTTGAATATTTCCTGAAACGTTCATCTTAATGTCTTTAATTTTTGATGATTGTCTAGCAATTTCTATCATACTATCAACATTGACACCTAATTGTTCACCAGCCGCCTTTAATTGCATTCTTGCCTCGGCAGGAAATTCATATTCACCAGTTTCTTCATTAAACTGAATCATATTTTCAGTCATTGTCTGAACTTTCTTTGCCAACTCCTCAGGTTTGTTTCTTGCGAGATACATAGTTTCAAAAGGATCCCCAAATGCTTCTGCAACATCACCTCCTAACATTTGTAAATTTGCTACGGCTTCTATTGCTGCTTCAGGTTCATAAAACTTTTCTGCCATACCTAACATCTCACCTACATCCATTCTCATTTGCACTGCTAATTTAGCCATGTCAGTCATACCTTTTACCCCACCTTTAAATGACATAGTTGACATTTTATCAAAATTATTGGATAATGTTTGTGCTACTTTACTAGCGTTTAAACCTAATTTTTGACTTTCTACAGTTAATGAATTTAACAATTTATTAGAATTATCAACGCTCACACCCATCAAATCCATCCTTTCTAATAATTGACCAGCGCTTTGGTTGGTCAAATTTAAACCTTTAGTAAGTAAGAATATATTAGAAACTTCTTCAGGTGAAATTATTCTTGCCCTACCACTATTGTCTGCGAATTCTTCCATTATACTTTGAACATCCTGAGCCGATCCACCAAATTTTTGAATTTCAGAAGTTGCCCTATTAAATGTTTTAGTAAATTCTTGACTTCTACCTACTGATATACCTATATTTACTGCAGTACTTTTACTAGTTTCTGCTAATTTTTCCGCCCATTCATATTGAGCCTTAGAATCTGTAGCAAATTTCCTAAATTCTGTAGATATATTTTTTACTGAAAGTACTGCATCTTTTAATAAATTATTACTATCGCCAATATTTTTACTTACGCCAGCAGAAGACCTATCAATCTTGTCCATACTATCAGACATTTCATCTAATTTTGTATTTAGTTTATCAATCTGTTCCTGAAGGTCTTTTATGTCTTGTTCTGTAGGTGCTGCCATTTATTAAGATTTGTTTTCTTCGAAATCTTTTTTTATTTTTTCAAAATCTTTCTTTATTTTTTCAAAAATTTTCAAAATTTCGTTATATTCCGATTTAGTTTTAGAATTCTCTACAATTTTTTTTATATTTTTAGTTATATTACCTAACATATTATTTAGTTTCAATAATTTCAAAGGTGGTTTCTTCTTTTAAACCACTTCTAGTCTTTTCACCAGAACTAATGTATCCAAACTCATTATAAAAAAGTTGTAATTCACCGAATTGTCTTGACCTTCTTTGTAAGGTTTCATAATATAATAATAAACCTATTCTATAGTCCCAATCATTTTTTTGTAAAATTATATAATCATCGGAAAAACCAACTACATTAAATTTTTCTTGTCCGTAAAATTCATACTCAGTTTTTTTAACTGCAGATCTTACTGACGCTTTAATTTTATAAATAAAATCAATAACAATTGAAGTGAAGGGTAAAGTTTCTTTATTCTCATCATACATAAGTCTACTTTGTATACGAGAGTTTAATATATCCATCTTTTCTTTAGTCCGTTTAATACTATCCTTAACGTTATCAACGTCATCAGATGATACATTTTCTATAAGAAAATTTAAATATTTTACAGTATTTAAAAATTTATTGATATTCATAGTACTTTTTTTTATAAATATCTTAAATTTGAGTTTATTCTTTAGGAACTAAGTATGAAATAAAATATTTACGCATATAAGTGGGCATAATCAGAATATCTGAATATGTAAATCCCCTACCGACTAAGAATAAAATTTCTTTTAAAAGATTTTGTTGGTGATTAGATGTCAGGCCAAAATAAGTTTTTATTGATCCTAAGAAAGGTATTTACGGACTCTCCCCCCTGAGTCCGAGCAGTAACACTAAAGTTTATTCCTGGTTCAATATCAACAATATATTTGTTTAAACCTCTTATATCCATCAATGGTAAAGATTTTAAAATATTGGAAATTTTAATTTTATCTCTTTCACCATCAATTGACATTATAGATCTCTCTAATCTAAGTGTAGTTTTTGAAGAAATATCAGTTTTATTTCTTTCCATTAATTCTGAATCTAATAAATCTATTTCTTCCTCATCTTTACCAGTTAAAAATCTAAATTTAATATTTTTATTACATTTTGGTAATAAAAAATCAAAAAACCCATTTTCATCAGGTTTTACTGTTAATTTTTTCTGTTCTAATTTAGTTAAATCAATTTCCCCCTCGACCACTTTTTTAGTAATTGGGTGAATAACTGGTTGCACATAATTTTCTCCAAAGGCAGAAACCCTTAAAAATAAAACTATTGCCATCCTATCACCTTCTAAAAGTAACTTATGATCAAAACCTAAATCTTTTACTTTTCTTTCAATTAAAACATCAATTAATCTACCACCCGCCAAAATATTTGGTGATGTAAGTACATTTTCATCGTATGCTGTTAAAAATTCAACTTTAACGCTAGATTTTTTATTAGGATATAATAAACCTTGCGAAGGCAATTCTAATACATCATAAGGTACCTTATACTCATCAGGCACATAATTTGGGTCCATAAAACTTTGTCTTTCTTCCATATTATAAAACTAATTAATTTTTATTAAAAGTAAATATTAAGCCTCATCATCACCTATTATTTCTATAGGTATTATACTCATATTTAAATAAACCATATCACTTTTTTCTTCAGTAGATTTACCTTCTCCATCAACACCGCTATCATCAACGTCATTCACAGGACCATCATTATTAATTGGTATTTCCCCTCCCTGATCTTTATTGTACCAATCTATACATCTTTGATCAACTTGTTTTTGTAAATCTTCTAATTGAGAAACACTTATTCTTTCTTTTTCTCCTGGAGGAGTTAATACTTTATCTAAAACATCATCCATTGTTGAGTCTTCTCCTAAACCTGCGTATTCTACTAAAAACCCAACAACTTGATTATCCTCTTTCTGTTTTTCTACACTTTCTTCAAAAGTAAGTATGCCATTTTTCATTTTAGTTATAGAATTTGTAAGTTTTAATTTTTTTCCATCAGCCCCTGAACAGAATTTTTCTATTTCGGCTTCGTCCATACTTTCTAAATCACCAATTTCCTTAAGTGTTTTAGAGTAATCCTCTACTTCCTTTTTTAATTCTTCGAAAGTTTTTTTAGTTTCCTCAATTTTAGTAGTACATTCTATAAAACAAGGTGATTCGGTAACTTTTGATGGATCAATTCCTTCTTCAGTCTCACAATAATTTTTACACCATTCGTTGTCTGCTTCCGCACTAGAAAAGTATTCTATAACCCCATCAATTTTATCTACAAAACCATCCATTACTGTATCTTTTAAGAAAAAAAGCTT